GGGACGACTACGCACACCCTCGTGATGTTTGATAAGAGCGATGCCAGCTTTTGATACATTCACTTATTTCTTTTCCCAAGTCCTAGCACCAAAGTAGAAACCAATAATAGAACCTACAATAGCCATCTCATCATCAGAAAATATAATGTCCATAGACTCACGACTAAAGCCTGCAGATTTAATAGCCCAAATAAAGCCACCAATATCTACAAATAAAAGTAATGCTACAAAAGTGAAAGCAACAATAGGGCGGACACTTGCGTTAAGAGTTCTAACCCAGGGTGCTGCATCGTGAACCAGTTTTGCATCGTGTTCATATAGTGCTTGACGTTCTTGTGCGAATGTTTCTGCATAAGTACCCTCCAATTCAATAGCTGCTATTTTTTCTTGAGATTGAAAACCTTTTTGAGCCATAAGTAGAGCTTGTTCATTTTGCAACTTAGCCATTTCACGTTCATGTGATTGGTCTCCTTTTTGTTGAAAGAACCCTAGTATGCTAGGTAAACCTGCAGTAGCAAAACCTAGTATGGATGAGAGGATGCTAAACATTATTTAAATCCTTTTGATTTTTCATGTTCTTCTAAAATTCTAATACGCACATTAAGTTCACCCATTTGAGCTCTTAGTTCTTCTTTCAATCTAGCTCTTGCTTCTGCTGAGATTGGGCTATCAGTAGGTACACCTTGTTCTGTAATAAGGTTAGGCATTTTAGATTTAATGCTAATTAAGTCAGCCTGAATAGCAGACATTGAAGTAAGTAACCAAGCAATAGCCGAGACTATCACTGGGAATAACATACTCGTTATTTTTTCCATATTCATGGTATACCCCTAATTATACTGCTGGAGTTGGTTCTACAGGGTTAGGGTTTTCCCATGTCCATGTAGTTTTATTTAATACCCAGTCAGCACCTGGTTGTGGAGCATAGAATACATCGTTTTCACGATCATAAGTATAACCAATACCAGCGTAGTTACCACGTAATGCTTTAGATTGATCTGCAGATAACTCACCTGTTTCAGGATTGTAGTGTTTACCACCACGAGTATTATATGATGTTTGAATCCATTCACCTGGTGTAGAATCTACGTAGGTATCAAAGAATTCTTTTTCAGCAACGATAACTTGCGTTACCTTACCGTCTGTTACTTTTGCAAAATGTGACATTTGTTTCTCCTTGTTTAAAAATTGTTAAGCTGTATAAGTACCAGACCCAGCAGTAGTCCACTTGATGATTGTATTACTTCCTGATGTTGTCACTGTTGGACTTCCAGTAGTTGTACCAGTATAATTAGCTGTGGGAACAGAAATAATAACTACACCAGAACCACCAGCACCTCCAGCAACACCAACTCCTCCACCTCCACCGCCACCACCTGTATTAACAACTCCAGCTGTTCCTACTGAACCTGGGCTTCCAGATCCACCATTACCACCAGAAACGCCTGGAGTGCCTGGACCACCTAATCCAGCTGGACCAGAAGGAGCAAGAGGATAGCTACCACCGCCACCACCGCCACCGCCATAAGTGACTGATGAACCTGTAATTGTATTAGCTGTGCCATTACCACCATTACCTGCTGAAGCTGGAGAAACTCTAGATATAGTACCTGCACTTCCAGATCCTCCACCACCACCACCAGAGTTATCATTACTAGGAGCATTAGCTCCATTATTTCCTTGACCTGGAGTTCCTGTGCCAGCAGGACCGTTTCCTCTAACTCCACCACCAGATCCCCCAGGTGCAGCGCCCCCATTACCGCCACCTACTGCAGTTGTTAAACCCGTAAATGTTGAATTAGATCCAGCTGCATTACTTGAACCTCCTGCACCCACTACAGCAGTATAAACTGTACCAGATGTTAAAGATGTAGTGCCAGTTAAGTATCCACCTGCTCCACCACCTCCTCCTAAATCACTATTTCCACTACCACCACCAGCTAATAATAAATATGAAACTGTATAAGTAAGGTAGTTAGAGTTAATAGAAACCCAAGAAGTGCCGTTATAAAATTCAAATGCTAGGAGTGTTGTGTTATAGCCTGAGTATCCTGCAGCGGGAGTTACAGGGCGATTAGCCGTTGTCCATGAAGCTGTCACAGTCCAGCCAGTACCGTTGTATGTTTCGTAGGCATTTAGGGTTGTGTTATAACCTGTTTGACCTGTAGCAGGCGACGCTGGACGCCCTGCCGTTGACCAAGTTACGTTGTTAATCCCTGTTGTTCCGTTAAGTACTAATGCCATATGATTCTCCTAAATTCTTTTAAGCTGTGTATGTTCCAGACCCTGTAGTCCATTTAATCCAAGTATTAGATCCTGAAGTTCCTGTTGTATATGTTCCTGTTACTGTACCTGTGTAATATGAAGTAGGTACGCTTAATATAACTACGCCTGAGCCTCCAGCTCCGCCCGGTCCAGAAGGACTTTGTACTCCGCCACCGCCACCGCCACCACCTGTATTAACTACGCCTGCAGTTCCACTCGTTGCTGGTCCGCCAGCAGGACCAGTTCCTCCATTACCCCCACTAACTCCAGGAGTACCTGGACCTCCAATACCAGCTGGTCCAGAGGGAGCTCCTGGATAACCTCCGCCTCCACCGCCACCACCAGTATAGGTTACTGAAGATCCTGTAATTGAATTTGCTGTTCCATTACCACCATTGCCTGCAATACTTAATGTTCCTGTAACTCCAACAGATGAAGAACCGCCACCACCACCGCCAGAGGCAATTCCACTTGGTGCATTTGCTCCATTATTTCCTTGACCAGGTGTTCCTGTTCCTGCAGCGGAAGTTCCCCTTGCGCCACCTCCAGAGCCACCATTTTGTGCGCTTCCTGGTGTAGTGCAACCACCACCACCTCCGCCAACAGCTGTTGTTGCTCCAGTAAAAGTTGAACTTGTTCCAGCAGTGCCAATTGCAGGTGCAACAGATCCAGCACCACCTCCGCCTACAACAGCAGTATATACTGTACCTGTTGTTAAAGATGTTGTACCTGTAACATACCCACCAGCTCCACCACCACCACCTAAATCTCCTGCTCCTCCGCCACCGCCCGCTACAACTAAGTAACTCGCAGAGTACGTCAAGATGTTAGAATTAAACCCAACCCATGTTGTACCGTTATAAAACTCAAAAGCGAGTAATGATGTATTGTATCCTTGGTAGCCAGCTACTGGAGAACTTGGTCTATTCGCTGTTGACCATGTAGGTATCGTTTCCCATGCAGCTCCTGTGTATTGTTCTAGCGCATTTAACGATGTATTAAAGCCAACTTGTCCTGCACTAGGTGTAGCAGGGCGACCTGCTGTAGTCCATGAGGCTTGGGTAATACCGTTAACTGAATCTAATACAATAGCCATTAAGCAGTTTTCCTAACTCTAGATTTCTTGTTTAGTTTTGCTTGTTCTAAAATATCTATAAATTCTTTAATGGTTTGGTGACGAATATATTCATCTCGTATTTCTTGTGATGACGGTGCGGGTAATTCGTTTGACTCATCCCACGATACGATTTCAAAAGTACCTCCAGAGGCTGATAAGCCGTAAAGTGCACCTGGTCGTAATGACTTCATCACAATGTCAATACCAAATTGAAAACCTTGTTCGTTACTAAATTCTTTTATAAGTTCTTCTATAGTCATCTTAGCCATATTATATATTATCCTACGTAAGTTCCTGAAGCTGTATATTGTATTATAGTGTTTGATCCGTTTGTTGTTATAGTTGGAGATCCTGTGGTAGTACCTGAGTATGACGCAGTAGGTACAGAAATAAATACAACACCTGAACCTCCAGCACCACTTGGAGTAGAACCTAATCCACCGCCACCACCAGTACCTCCACCACCAGAACCAGTATTTGTAGTTCCCGCAGTTCCTTGACGAGCTGGACCTCCTGTAACACCACCAGCACCTCCACCACCAGCACCACCAGAGCCAGCCGCTTGGTTACCAGCACCGCCACCACCACCACCAGCTGTTGTAGCTGGAGTTCCTGTTATACTTGAAGCAGATCCATCACCACCATTTGGTAAACCTCCAACAGCGCCAGCGCCTCCACCTCCAGAACCGTGAGTGTTTGGACTTCCTGCTGGTCCTCCACCATTACCTTGACCTGGCGTACCAGAACCAGGAGAACTAGCACTATCAGCAGGACATCCTCCACCGCCTGAACCGCCTGAACCCCCTGATGGAGCTAAATAACTTCCTCCACCTCCACCACCTGTAGAAGTAATTGTAGATAATCCTGATCCTGAAATAATTGAGTCAGAACCATTACCCCCTCGTGAACCATAAGTTGTTACAGCAGTTCCTCCGCCACCTACAGTCACGGTATATGTAGTTCCTACATTAAAAGTAGCTGTTCCAGTTAAATATCCACCAGCACCGCCTCCGCCGCCGTTATTCCATCCCCCTGCAGCGCCACCAGCTACAACTAAATACGAAGCTGTATAAGGCGCATTAATAAAAGGTGTTGAACCTCCATAGACGTTGCTTGTAGCTAGCCAACCTTGAGTTGAATCTATGTAAGTAAATGTAATACCTTGTCTATTAGTTTGAAGTAGTTTGTTACTACTATTTCCATTTATCTTTGCACCGTTACCAGCCACAGTTATATTATTAGTTGCACTTGTTCCTGCATAGTCAACAATAACTACAAACTGACCACGAGTAGGTGAGCTTGGTAATGTGACTGTAAACGCTGCACTTGTCGTATTACAAAAATAACCACCATACGCTACCGCTGTGAACCCTGAAGTCTTAACTGTTGTGTCCCATGCGATTTGACCATTTAGGTACGATGTTGACGCTGATGTATAAAGTGTACCTGTCTCAGCTGGGAACGTAATTGTGTTTGTCCCTGCAACAGCAGGAGCTTTAACTGTAACCTGACCTGACGCGTCACCGTAGACAATGAAAGAAGCCATTATGCTGTGTAAGTTCCTGAACCAGATGTATATTTAATAATTGTATTAGCACCAGAGGTTGTAATAGTAGGTGAACCTGTTGTCGTACCAGAGTAATTAGCTGTGGGAACAGAAAGTATGATTACACCTGAACCACCCGCACCACCAGCAGATGGGTTACCACCTGTACCACCACCGCCACCACCTGTGTTAACTACGCCAGCACCGCCCGCAACAGCGGTTCCGCCATTACCACCAGAAGTTCCTGGAGTACCAGGACCACCAAGACCCGCAGGATTTCCACCGCCTTGAGATCCACCGCCTCCACCGCCTCCATAAAAAGCAGGGGTACCTGTAATTGAATTTGCCGTTGCAGCACCACCAGCACCTGAATTAGTATTTTGAACTCCTGTAGCTCCTACACCACCTGATCCACCGCCACCGCCGCCAGAGTTTTGTCCTGGTCCCGCTGTACCATTTCCGCCTGTATTACCTTGTCCTGGTGTTGCTGCTCCGCCTGGTCCTGAACTTGGTCCACCACCGCCTCCACCACCTGATCCTCCTGAAGACCCAGCATTACCAGTTTGTGATCCACCGCCTCCGCCTCCACCTACAGCAGAAGTTACGCCAGTAAATGATGATGCAGTTCCGTTACCCCCTAAACCTGGAGCTACGCCTGCGCCACCACCACCTACTACAGCAGTATAAACTGTACCTGATCCTTGGGTAGCCGTAAATGTTCCTGTAACTAATCCTCCAGCACCGCCGCCGCCTGAACCGCCACCACCAGAAGAGTTACCACCGCCAGCGCCACCGCCAGCAAGAACTAAATAAGTAGCAGTATAAGAAACAGGGAGAGGGTTTCCAGTAGAATAAACATCAGCGTAAGCTAACCATCCTTGAGTACTATCTACATAAACTAAATTAACAGCCTCACGATTTGTACTTATTTTTCCGTTTGATGTTGAGCCTTGTAATTTTCCGCCGTTTGGATCTATCGTAATATTATTTGTAGCGGCTGTACCTGCGTAGTCCACAATAGAAATTAAGTTACCTGCTGTTGGGCTTGCTGGTAATGTCACGGTTAGAGCGCCGCTTGTTGTGTTCATTGGGTAGCCTGTACCTGCTACCGCTGGGCTCACACTTGATGTCTGCACTGTTGTCCAGTTGATTGTATTAGGTATACCTGATGTAGACGCTGTAGTGATCGCAGTACCGGTCGAAGCGGGCAAAGTGATTGTATTCGTTCCAGCCGTGGTTGGCACTGTTAACGTTATGGTTCCTGAGGTATCTCCGCCTAAAATGAGTGAGGACATTATTTACTCTCCAAAGCTTCTATTCTTGATTTTAATTCGTTGATGATAGTTTGTTGTTCTTGGATTGCTGCTGTTAGAGTAGCTACTAGGAATGATGTGTCAATTGATTGTGGTTTAATAGAACCATCTTCATTTACTGCATCTTTCTCACCAACAACTGCATCTGGTACTACTTCTTTTAGTTCGTGAGCAATAAAACCTTGACCATTTGAACCATCTTCTTTCCATGTATATGTTACAGGTTTAAGTTGTAACACTTTATCTAAAGCTCCTGTCATAGGAACAATATTTTCTTTTAATCTATAATCAGATGATGTAGTATATGCAGTAGTAGTTGTAGCTGTTTGAGTAATAGCTCCACATTGAGCAGTACTAGCATTATAAAAAGTAAACAGGTTTCCACCAAATGTTGTACTTGTATTTTTAATACTCGCAGCAGATTGAGTTGCTGAAGCGTAAGTAATAGTCAATCTATTATCAGAAACTGGTGGAGATGTTGAATTTATACATACAGTACCATTAGAGTCTATACGCATAGCTTCTGTACCACTATTAGCAAATCTTAAAACAGAACCATTTAATGTTAGCGGTATAAATGCTGATATAGCAGGATTATTTCCAGTAATTTCAGCACCAGTTGTTGCATCTAAATAAGGTCTTATTTTTAATGCACCGTTTGTAGATGAGAAAAATGCGCCAATATTATTTCCATCAGCGGTAACTGTGTGTAGTTTACCAGTAGGACTCGTAGTACCAATCCCTACATTCTGTGATGTATCAATTTGCATCGCTAAAGCATTATTCGTATAAAAGCTCAAAGGTAAATAAGTACCAGAACCATTTACACCGGAAATAATTTGTGTATCTGTTGTGCCGTTTGTAGCCATGACAATCTTAGATGCATTTGTAAGACTTGAGTTATTAGCGACTGAGACCCCTGCAGATGTAGATGAACCGTTAGGAGCTACGTAGACGTTAGTCGTGGCGTTAGTTGTTGTGGTTTGTAACTTAGTACGATTGTTTAACGTGGCGTTATCAAAGTCACCTTGTATTAAGTTATTGTTAGAATCTAGAATAATTTGTGCCATTTACTTCTCCTATAATATGACCCAACGTTGATCTGTTGGAACTGTCACGGTAATACCTGAATCAATAGTTATTGGTCCTGTAGACATTGCGTTTCTTGCTGTTGTTAAAGTGTAATCTGCTGTTACTGTTAATTCGTTTTCGTAGAATACTTGATCGCCGCCACCACCTGTAGCACCACCACCAATTGCACCCCAAGCACCATTTGAGTATCCTTCAAAAGTACCTTCAGTACTATTATAACGAACCATACCTGTAACTGGGGTTGGTCTTTCTCCTGTTGTACCATTAGGTAACGTAATGCTACCTGTACCATTAAAGTTTAAATTGTTAGGTACGTTTGCTGTGTTAGCATTAAGTGTTATTGTATCAGATGAAGCATTACCAAGTGTAGTGTTTCCATTAACGGCTAAGTCACCTGTTAAAGTTGTATTACCTGAAGCTGCTAATGTAGTAAACGCGCCTGCTGCTGCAGTACTTCCACCGATGGCTGTATTATTAATCGTACCGCCTGTGATTGTAGCTGAGCTTGTAACAATAGTACCTGTAACATAAGTAAGAGGATTAACAACGTTAGTGCCATTATTAAAGACTAACATCGCCGTACCAGCAGGAACTGCAGTACCTGTACCTGATGTATTTTTTACTGTAACAGCGTCTGCTAAGCCATTGTTAATAAGATAGAATTTCTCAATTTGACAGCCTGAACCTAAGATTAAGTTACGAGCGCCGCCTGAAGTACCTGTGAGATTAAGTCTTAAATTACGAGCAGTTTGAGCTCCATTGGTATTAGTTAGGGTTAAAGTAACGTCTGCACTTGAGAAGGCAACATCAGCAGAGCCTGTAATAGCTTCACTTAATGCCGTACTTAAATTGGTATTCGTAGTGGTGCCCCAGGTACCTGATTGCTCACCAGTCCCGATAAGTTCTATTTTTAAATCACTATAGGTACTTGCCATAAAATCGTCCTTTTATATTTCTGTATTATACATTAACTACATGGTACCGTAGTAGGTATTGAGCCCCAATTTGCGGTTTGAGCAGTATTAACATCAACCCAGCTAGCTGTTTGAGAATCATCTATTATGAACCAGCCTGCAACGCAAACCATATCCATGATAGTTATTAGCTCAGCTACTGTTGGGTTAAAATTACCTACCGCTACATATGTATCTGTAAATCCTGTTGTATCAGTTACTGTTGCATAAACCATGCGGATACCGCTATAAGCATCACTAAATGTTGTTGTTTCATCTACTGCAGTAAAGAAAGTAAATCCGCCTGTATATTCATCAGATAAAGCAAATGCTTCAGTGATTGAATCAAAGTAATCTGCATTACCTAACTCTTCGTCAGTTAACGTAGTACTTTCAGCTACTGCACCTACTAAGTCACCTTGTGCAGCGGCGGTATCAGTAAACGTTATTGTTTCAGCTTCTACTCCTACAAAGTCAGCTTGTCCAGCTTGTGTTGTAGTTAACGTAATTGCTTCTGCTTCTGTTCCTACAAATGTAGCGCCAGCACTTTCAGTCGTAGTTAACGTAGCAGTTTCTGCGCTGTCTGCTAAATATGTAACTATAGAAGATACTGCTTCACTTATACTAAATGTTTCAGCGAGTGATGAACTCGTACCCCATGCACCATATTCTTCTGTAGTAAGAGCTAAACTTTCATCGTTAGCAGCGTAGGTATTCCAGGTAGCTGTACCTTCTGCATCTAAATTAAATGTTTCAGCATTAGTTAAAAAATAATTAAACTGATTTGGTACATCATCTGTTAAAGCTATAGAATCACTAACTAATCCTGCATAATCTACTTTTGATATAGCATAAACGTCACTTAAACTAAAGCTCTCATCCGTAGCTACATCATATTTTGTACCACCTAATGAAGCAAACGGAGCTTGGGCAAAGGTCGATAGCCCAAACATGTTATAACACTACCCACCTAGATCCAGTAGGTACAGTCACAGCAACTCCACTACTTATAGTCATAGGACCTGTACTTGTAGCGCTTGATCCACTTGGAATACTATAACTTGCGCTTACTGTATTACTATTTACAACTAGACCATTTGATGCCACAGTTTGTGGCGCTGTTAAAGAACCAGTAGTTGGAACAAACGTAAGTTTGGTACTTGTAACACTAGCGCCAGATATAGAACCTGATGTAGCACTTGTAAATGTTGGGTATAACGCTGTAGCTGTAGTTGTATCATTAGTAATGGTTAAGCCAGAAGTTACAGTAGACGCAATAGATATTGAGCCAGAACCAGGAGTAATTGATATACCTGTGCCCGCTGTTAATGAAGCTTTAGTTAATGTATTACCTGTTGAGTTACCAATTAAAAGCTGACCATCTGTATATGTAGTTTGACCCGTACCGCCATTAGCTACTGGAAGTGTACCTGATACATGTGTAGTTAAACCAATTTTACCCCATGAAGGAGCTGTAGTAACACCACCTGAAATTAAAGCATTACCTGTTGCTACATCTGCTAATGCAGATAGTGTGTTTGTAGCTGAAGCATAAATAATATCACCTGTAGTATAAGCAGATAATCCTGTACCGCCTGATACGGGACCTAAAGTTCCTGCTAATGTTACAGCGCCCGCTGTAGCTGTACTTGGTGTTAATCCGTTAAGTGAAGTTTGGAATGTTGTAACTGCACCTGAAGAAGGTACTGAACCCCATGTTGGAGCGCCACTTGTATTAGCTAAAAGAACTTGTCCTGTAGTGCCCGCTCCTGTTACACCTAATGCAGATGTGCCATTACCATATAAAATACCATTCGCTGTAAACGTAGTAGCTGCTGTACCACCTGCTGTAACAGGTAAAGTACCGCTAGTTAAAGATGAAGTTGACGTTGCATATAAAGCACCGCCAGAAGTGTAGCTAGTTAAACCTGTACCACCATAACCTGTACCGATTGTTGTACCTTGCCATACCGCATTTGATATTGTAGACCCGCCTAAATCAGCTGATAAAGTACCCCAGTTAACTTCAGTAGGTAGCATACCAAATCTACCCCATGTACCATTAGAAGTACTATTAGATTCTAGGAATACAGTGGCATATCCGCCAGCAGCTACAACATCAACAGTTGATCCACCATTATTAGTGATGGTTAAAGTACCACTAGAGTCATTATCAAATAAATAAGATGTGCCCGCAACTAATGTAGTAGCATCAGGTAGTTGAAATGTTTGAGTTGTAGATCCTGTAAGTCTTTGCCAATACGATGAAGCTACAGTTAATGTTGTAGTTCCGCCTGCAGAAACAGTAGAGCTCCAACCTTGTATAATATTATTAATTTGTGTATTAGCGTTGCTATCGCGTAGCATGACACTATTAACACCAGAAGAAGCTGTTACACCCGTACCGCCGTAAGAAACTCCAACCGTAGTTCCTTGCCAAGTGCCAGACGCAATGGTACCTAAAGGAGTAACATTACCAGAAGCATCTAGATTGACTGATTTTTCAGCAGTATAAGTAACAAAGACTTGAGCTGTTCCGCCTGATAAAGTAATAGGCGATGTATTACCATTTGAATTAGATAATACTGTAGTACGTGCTAACGTAGGACCCGATGTAGAATATGTACCAATACCTACTTCCCATTGAGCACCATCTGTAATAGTGTAATAGGTAGTATTGCTATTTCCAACAACAGCAAACGATTGGAATCCGCTGACTGCACCAAGTAAGGTTACAGAACCCGTACCTGATGTAGTCGTCGTTTCCTGGACTCGATCATAGACCACTAGAGCCATTTAAGACTCCTTAGCCCGAAGCTGATAAAGTATATGTTACGTTAATTGTGTCGCCTGATGTTACAGTTTTAGAACCTGCTGTAAAGTTACCTGCAGAGAACAATGTACCTGTCGTATTATCAATCGCTGATGTACCACCAATATTAATAAATGCACCTGTTACAGTACCAGAACCAGTCATTGAGAATACTACCGCTGCTGATGTAGAAAGTACTGATGGGTTAGCATTTGTTGCAGTACTAAATGCTGGTGTTTTTCTTGTACCAGAATATGTAGGTGCATTTGCAGAACCTGCTTCAAACCAACCAGCATGAGATGCTTGTGTATCTGTATAAGCTGGAATAGATGCTGGTACAGCATTATTAGTCATAAGACCCATAACAACTGCGCCGCCACCTGTGTTAGCAAAATAAGAATTTAGTAAGCTTTGACGACCTACGTTTGTTGTTAAATTTTCAAATGCGTCTTCCCATTTAACATTGCCGTCTTGATCGTAGCATGTAAATGTATAGACGCCGTTTAGACCAAACTCATCATTTGATCCAGCATTTCTTGTCACAGACGCATCAACTGAGTCGCCCATTCCAAATTTGTCTATGTTGCTCATAATTACTCCTTTAGTTAATTCGTATTACAGCAGTGGTTGAAGTTGCTGAAGGGAATTCTATTGTAAATGTTGTAGTGGCTGTTTTTTGACCACCAAAATTTAGTACTGCGACTGATGCATTTGTAGTGCTATTATATATTAAAGCGCCAGCAGTCGTAAAGCTTGCAGGGCTCCAAGTTACATTAGCAAACGTAACATAAGCCGTGTTATTACTAGGATCACTACCTACGGTAGGAGCTAAAACTTTACCCCCCGCTATATAGCCAGTACCTGTAATTTCGTCTTGCGTTGTATATGCAGTTGTTTCGCTATTTAAAGTAGCTACCGCATTATACAAGGCTATTTTATATGTATAAGGTGACCCCGTGTAAAAATTCTCTAAACCTTTTAATAAGTTTACCTTAAAGGTTGTGGTCAGTGCTTGTCCTAAGATCATCTAACTGGGTACCTTACTTGACCTGAACGATAAGCATCTTGTCTATCTTTGCCATCAGCTAATTGTTTCAATAGAATCATAGCTTCATCATATCGTTTTTGGTATTGATTAATAATGTCTTGTTCGCCCTTCATGTAGGTATAAGCTTCTAATAATGAGCCATATAACAATGTAGAACTAAAGTTATCGCCTAACCAAGAGGTTCCAGCAGTAGTAATGGACTCTGGATAATAAAAATAATGAAGTTCCGCAGCATACGAAGCATCTGGAGTAGGTCCTACAATAAATGTAGTACTATCAAATACCGCATAATATGCAGGTTCACCATAATAATCAGAATCTGTATCTGGGTAAGACTGCCTAATAAAGTTTACATCTTTGTTTAAAAGATATAAGTATTCATTATTTGCATTAATCACTGCCAAACTAAATGTAGCAAGCCAATCACTAGGCATAGCTAAATATTTATTACCTGTAGTAAGAGAGCCTGTTACGTTCTTTCTAAGCGCAGGAAGTTGCACTGAGTTATAAATACGTTGTTCGGCTTGGGTTATAAACGTGTCTATATCCGTTGTCTGAAACGTATTTTCTACATAACTTTGTATTTCATCAACTAGCTGCGTGTAGTTCATTACGCCATCGGACCTCTAGCTTTAGTACCTTTAGTAGCTGCGCCGCAACCACGAATAGTAATACCTTCAGTCTTAGCAGGGCGAGTAGGATCACCCACGCTTACACGTTGGACGCCTGTTTGCTTACTAATTTGCTGTGATCTTAATTTATTAGGATCTTGACTGAAATGTATATCAGTACTATTTGGGTTAGGCATTGGTTGTTTATATATGCCAATATCGCTGCCAGTACCGCCTGATGGATATTTAAATCCTGTATAGGCACTTGCATCTTTGTTTTCTTTAGCGTGACCTAGTGGAAATGATTCCGCTGGTGTTGGTTTTGGAAAGTCATTTTTAGCCATTTTATTACCCCTTTTTTTGTGCTGCAACTTTAGCCATACCACGACCCATTTTTTTCATGTCAGCATTAGTTTTACCACCTTTGCTACCTGATTCTTTTGGACCATTTTGAATAGCTACTTTAGCGCCGTCGTCACCTAAGTTACGACCTTTAGTTTTACCTTGTTTAGTAATACCATCTGCTGCTGATCTGAATCCCATATACTTCTCCTTATGTTGTTGATACTGTTACTGTGCCTACATTACCTATTCCTACTAGATCATTAGGCGTTAATCCAGCATCGTTTAATCTTGAACCCCCCACAGGATTCCATCCCCATTGAATAACTCGGCTACCTAATAAAGGCACACCTGTTTCTCTTTGTAACGGACCTGTTTGAGCAATAGTTTGCAATCCATTTAGACCAGATTGGTAATATCCTAAGTCGGGTCTTGGATTTCTAACCGCCTGCGGATCGTTAACTGGATATAAGCCTAAACTTAATTGTGGCTGATCCGGCTCCCAACATTCAGGACATACCAGTATATTAACATTTTTGGTCTTTATAACCAATCTTTTAAGTTGTTTTAACTTATATCTAAAACCACAGCGATCACACTGGGCAATGGAATTCTTGGCGCTTGCGTATTTACTTGGCATTTAATTACCCGTGGTAAAACATTTCACGAGGTACAAACCTAACGCTTGCCTTTTCTCTATCCTCGTCAGCTGCTAATTGAAACTGTTGTTCATAATCAGCTTTTAACATTTGAATTCTAGTAGGGTCAACACCCGGTAATTTCATACTCATATAATATGCTACTCCTGCAACCATAGCAGGAATAAATCTAAACGGAATATCTTCTACGTTAACACCGTTACCTGCGTCTTGAATGCGTCTTAATCTATAATATACAAATTGGTAAAAATTACTTTGCTCAGGTGTGGGCCATACATTAACAGTAGGTAAATTATTTACATAAATCTTAGCACCAATAGCATGAGGTTCTAATGTAGAATTATTAACAGCTCTTATACAACCTGTTATATCATTACCGTCTATACCACCATATTGAATAGTTTCATTACCAATATTTACAAAACCAAACTGTGCTAAACCTACAGTTGAAGTTAAAGTAATAGTTTGTGGGTTTGCTGCAGTAGAAGCTGTAGCAGTTAATGTTTCATCCAAAAGTATTGTAGTAGGATTTATTTGACCACTTTGTCTATTAATCCAAACCTGAATAGGTCTACCCGTTGCATTCTTAGTAGGTATTGTAATATATGTTGATTCAGAAATACGGTTAATATTAATGTCTTGTTGGTTCTGTCCTGTTCCAGTACGTGTCACCATGTCAAGCAAGTCAACTGTATCTACTGGTAATGCATACATAATTTGATTTTGATTCATTGTAATTTGACCAGGTTCTATGGTCCATAAATTAAGACCACGATTTGCCCATTCAGCTGTCATAATATTTAGTGAACGTCTTGCAGTTCTTAAATCGTATCCAGTACGTAACTCTTGTCCGCAACGTTCAAATGCATCTTCAACAAGATTATTTAAATCTAAATTAAAACTTGTCTGTCCTGTGGTTAAGTCTGCCATTATTTTTTCCCTTTAGGAAATCCCGCTTTCATGTTTGCATAAGCTTTAGGTGCAATTGTAGATTTTGATTTAGGTCTTGAAATACCTTTTTTCTTTCTAGCATTCATGTTTGCATAAAGTCCTATAGGACCGCCTTCTTTAAACTGAGTAAAGTCTGTGTTATCTCGTCTAGCTTTAACTACGCCTTTAGGCATTTTATTTTCTACAGCACTAGGTAATTTAGTTTTCTTTATAGCGCCCATGCCTCTTGAAGGTCTCATGCTTTTCTCCTTAAACTAGCTAATCCGCCAGTTCTAATATTAACAGGTTTATAATCTTCAGGTCTACCCATTGTAGCTGTTGATGTTGGTGTTGCTGTACTTGCTTCTACAGGTCTAAATGTTCCCATAGATGCAGTGGTTGCTGGTACCATACCTCGTTCAGCAGGTCCTCTTCGTGCTCCACCTTCTACAGGTTGGTAAGGACTTGGTGCAGGCGCGGGTGCCTCTGGCGGTCTAGCAAAAGCAAATGGGTTAGCCATCTGCGGTGCTGCTGTATTTGTTGGCTCTGCATAAGCTTGGAAGAAAGGGTTCTTATTTTGAGCTGCGTATTGAGCTAATTTATAAGCTTGGTCCCCACTACCAAAACCAAAGTCCGCATACTGAATAGGTAAGTAGCTTGATCCACTTGTTTGCGCTTGTGGTTGATATTCGCTATATGCAGATTGAATATCTTGTTTTAAATAATCAGGTAAATTTGCCTGAGCTCCTGCGTATGGAGTAGTAGCTGGGTTAAAATCGCTAATAGGTGTATAAGTATTATTAACTGGTGCTACTGATAACATGCCAGGATTAAATGATTTTTGTAAGTTAGCTTGAGCTAATTCATCACCCGCCATTTTGCCGTATATATTTTGATATGCATTGAAACTTGATGTCCCTTGAGCACCTTGAGCTTCTGGGCTATACATATTACCTAACTCGGGAAGAATATTGTATACCCCTTTATTACCTGATACAAAGTACTTAGAAGCATCATACGGTTTATCGCCGTAAGTATAGGTGTTAGCACCATAGTTAAAACCAGGAGGGGGTGCAACTAAATTCCCCGCGGCATCAGTAGTTCCATAAGTAGGAATCCCACCACTAGAACCTCCACCGCCGCCTCCGCCACCACCATAATTACCTTGTAGCGCTTGACTTGCAAGAGACGAAGCAAATCCTATAGGACCGCCTGTAAGACCCCCTACAATTGGACCCGCAATTGGACCAATGCCTGGAATAGCCCCAGCAACGCCAGAAGCTATATTACCTACACTGCCTACCGCATTTCCTATAGCACTAACTACACCACCCATATGGGCTCCTTAAATAATACGTCCTCTAGACTTGCCGCGAACAGCGATACCATTAGCTTTTGCTAATTGGGACACTTTGCCACCTGAAGCCATACATTTAGCTTTTACTTTGCCACCTTTTTTCATAGGTTTTGAATTTTCATATCCAGGCATTTTTTCACCTTTAACATCAAATTCATTTTTATCGCCTGTATCTTTAGTTTTTAAGTCAGGCATTTTAACAGGAGGTACTTTAGAAGATGGACCCATATCGTCGCTCATAGGGGCTTCTATTTTACCCATTTGCATACCTCTTAAAGCTTTAGCAGTTTGTGCTGTTGCATTTAATGCGCGTTGTGCTGCTATTGGATCATCAGACATTTCTCTTAAAACTTGAGCATCTTTTATTGCTTTAAACTCGTCCATCATTTTTCTTTTTTCTGCCATGATATATCCTTAAATAAGTGTGCCTCTTGATTTGCCTTTAACAGCAATACCATTAGCTTTAGCTAGTTGAGATACTTTACCGCCGCTAGCATATTTTTTAGATTTAGCCATACCACCACCACACATTTTGTCCATATCTTTATCATAAGCTAAATGTTTAGCAACGATTTTACCTTCTTTTTCAGCGTGAGCATCTTTTTGGGCAGTTGTACCAGTAAAAGATTTTTTACCTGTTTTATAATCATATTCCATCTCCTTAGTAACAGTTTTAGCAACGCCACCTTTTTTAAGAGCTAGCTTAGTACCTTTGCCACCCTTATGTTCTTGTGCGTCATGTTGTTTCATTGCTTTTTTAATAAGCATTTTATCCTGCATTAAATCTTTCTTATCCATCATACCACCCTCCTTAAATTTTTTACCTTTGTCAGCTTTGTTAAATTCCTGAGCTACTGATACAGGAATCCCTACCTTTTTAGCAAACGCAGGATTGTGAGCTGCGGCAGCCATAAGATTTCTTTGTGCTTTAGATTTACTTGGCATCTGTATTAGTGAACCAAGAAACACCTTGATTTTTAACTTCTTTTTTAACTTCTTTTTTTACTTCTTCTACAATAGCTTCTACTGCAGCTTCAGTGGCTTGATCTACTTTTGAGTCTTCCATAGTTTTTTCCTTATTAAAAATATTTAAAATTTTACTTAACATACTTTACTTACCTAACCAATGCGTTACCATCCAGCTTATAACTCCTGAAATAATAGTAGCAATAGCAATAAAAACTTTCCAACCGCCTTTGATTTCTTCTAATGTCTTTTCAATACTATCAAGACGAGCTTTTAATTGTTCCATGTCTTCCATAATACTATCCACATCTGATTGAATATGTTTAATTTCAACACCGTGTTCTATAACTTCGCGTTCTGCACTCATTTACAATTCCACCTTTTAAGTGACGCGGCTTTCCTAGTAGGTCTACCTTTTTCGTCTTTCATCGGACCAGGCATGCCTGACATCCTAGCACAAAATGACTTCTTACGAGGTCCACCTTGTGGTTGAGGAGCCTTTAGGTTAGACCCAGTAGCTGCATTATATTTTGCACGACCCTTAGCCGTGAGCCCTGCACCTTTTGATACAGGAAGTTTCTCACCACGTCCAACTGCTAGAGAAGGACCTTGTTTCTTAGCCATAAATTATTTGTGCTGATTCTAAGTTAGTCATATACGCATATATACCTGTATTTGCTCTTATACCTTCACCTGGAATAAAAGGCACGTTAGTATAGGTATCTGCGGCAGTAACTTCATAAGTCATAAGCCATTTACCAACAGTATATACAGCAGCAGTGCTTGTTATTGTACGTGAATTAATATCTGTAACTGTAAAAGTATCTGCGCCTGTTTTAGTAATAGCATATGTACCATCAGTAGCTGAAACACCGGCATTTGATAAAAAGTGAATACCAATAACATCGCCTGTATTTAATCCATGGTTTGTTTTGGTTACTGTTACAGTATTAGCTGCTTGTGCATAAGTTACGCCTGCTGATACAGGGGTTGCTGCGGTATCAAATAAAACTATAGTCCCGGCAGAAGCAGTACCTGCAAATGATAGCCCTTTAACGCGTGTAGCAAATTTTACAAAATACCCACTAGAATTTAAGTGTGCTTGTTTTACATCATATTGCATACTCATAATTAATCTCCTTAAGTTTAATTAAGGGGGCTAAGCGCCCCCAGAGTTTAATTATTTAGCTGTTGAAAGAACTGAGTTAGCAGCAGCCCAAGGCGCAGCTTGGTTACCGTTGCCACCCCATTGAGTAACATAGCCAGCTGGAATAACAACGCCTGTTGTTGAACCGTTAACTTTTTGTGTGCCGTAGCCTTTTAATACGTGAGCAACTGCACCGTAGTTCAATACTGAGCCTTTAATACCATTGTATTGAGCATCTGCTGGTTGATCAGCTAAAGTAAATGCACCACTAACTACTTCTGGAAGTACTAAAGCAGCTTCAGTTGCTGGACCACCATCTGCTGGTGAAAGAATAACTACGTTAGCGCCTGCTTCAATAATAACTTCACCTGCTACTACGTCTGTAGCTTTGATGTATGTTACTGGTTCTGCAAAGCCTGCTAATGAACGGACTGGGCCGCTAAAGGTTGTATAAGCCATTTGATTTTCTCCATATAGAGTTAAGTCTATTAGTCTTATATGCGTCTGCCGGGACAGTCTAATAAACCGGATATACCCGGATAGGAGAATAATACTACATTTTATATATAAAGCAAGTAAAAAAGGGGCCGAAGCCCCTTAATTTAAAGCAAAGAACTATTACTTATTCATTACGTACATAGTTACTTCAAAGCCAAATCTCATTTCAGTTGCTGCTGGTTTAGTCCATGTTTTCATAATAATCTCCTAAAGTTATATAAAGTTTTCACTCTACAACTGCATTATTTCAAATTGAATGAAAACAAACATCAAGAAAACCATGAATTACAGGTAAAAAAAGAGCCCACATTTTAAGTGAGCCCTTTTAGTAGTACGTAGCCAGTTGCTATTAAGCGCCTGGTGAACCCCACATACCGAGAGGATCTGACCAACCGAATGAATAACGCTCACGAGCTTTGTATCTAACATTGCCTGTGTCAAAATCGCCATCCATTGAAGTAGATAACGGAGTACGCACAAAGTGTTTCATGCCGTTAGGTACATCAGTTGTTAAGAAGTAAGCATCAGGATCTGTTAAGAAGTGGTTAATTGTGTAACCTTCTGGAATTGAACCATTATTCTTAATAGCATTGATGTCATTGTCAGCTGTAGAAACACGAAGTTCAGTTTCGAGCAAACGAGTTGCAACGAATTGATTACCTGGTGGAACTACTAACTTACGTGGTTGAGCAGCGATCAAAAGACCACGTTCATCAGTCCAAGCAGCGATTTGAATAACTGCATTTTCCAATGCTGTTTCGTTCAAGTCTGTAGGAGTTGATTGAGTGTTGCTGTTTGTGCCACCTGAAACAAGAGGATGAGCTGTGTTAAATAATGATACGCCGTCACCACCGTCATAAGAGCCGGAGTTATTGAAACCATTATTAAGAACTGAAGCAGCCTTAACTTGTTTTGTGTAAGCCATAGCGCGAGCTAAAGCCTTTGTGTAACGTGCTGATAATGTATCATACAAGTTATCTTCTACAGCTTCTTCTGTTAAAGAAAAGCCAAGAGCGATAGTTTGATGATTGTATCGAGCTGTCCAAGCTTCTTGAGCATTGTCATAAGCGATTGCAGTGCCTTCGTTTTTGACTGGTGCTGCTGAGAAACCTGAAAGTTTTGTTTCTTCTTCGAATGAACGTTCTGATGTTTCAGTTTCGTAAATTTCTTTAGATTCTTCACCGTAACGTTTGTATTCTAGACCAAATAGTGCATTTAGTCCTGGTAAGAGCTCCTTAAGGAGCTGTGCGCGTGAAATAGCCATGTTTTATTCTCCTTAAGTTGTAGTACCGGTTGTTGATAATTGTTGATGCCATGTTCCGTTGAACTTAACGACAACTTCTGAATAGTAACCAGTTGTTGGATCGATAGTTTCTGGAATAAGAGCAGTAACTCTAAATAGTGATGTAGCAGTACTGTTAGCAGAAGAACCATCAATAGATGAATTAATATTACCTGTTGCTGTATCTCCTGTACCTACTACTAATAAAACGTTTGTGTTTAAAACAGTGCCTGCTACTGGAGTAATCGTTTGATTATTACCTGTAACTGCTACTTTAAACTCTGCAGCTGGATCATTTACAACATAAGCAATAACGTTAGTTACGCCAGATGCTGGTGCATATTGAGCTTGCACTGTTTGACCTGTTGAGTTTGTGTATTGAACACCCATTACAACACCTACAGCGTAAGTACTAGCTGTGTGGGATGCTACTGGTGATACTGTACCGCCATTTACGAATGCAACCACTTGACCGTTATAAACTGCTTGACCACTTGTTACTGGGTACTGATTAGTAGCACCAGCATATGGCATGCCGTCAAAACGATTAATAGGTCTTAATCCGTATGGAGCGGTTACTGTTGGATATGACATAGTAATCTCCTTATATTTATATTATTTACCTTTACCAAAGGATGTCGTAGATTTTGACTCTGCGAACAGAGGCATACGAGCATCACTTTGTTTTAAGAAGCTGTTGTCAACTGCATCGGCTTGTTGTTTTGCTTGATTAGCATAATGAGCCTTACGTTGTGCAACAAACTCCTCTGGGATCTTGCAAAGTAATAATCCACCAATTTCAACGCCTTCTTTGAAGCGAGAGTTTTGGTCAACCATTAACTTCATTTCAGGGTGGTCCGCTAATTTAACGGGCTCCCATCCTTCACGCATTTTTGAAGAAACATTTAGATTATCAGCCTCGTTCATGACACTTGTACGAATCCATCTGTAAGCCCAACCAGGTACCTTTTTAAACTCAGGTAGTAATGATGCAGGTTTCCAGCTATCAGGTCTTTGAAATTCTTCTCTTGTTTGTAATTCACGATCTTGTCTGTTGTTATCCATTTGCGTTCTCCAATTTTAAAGTTTCTCTTGCATATTGCTCCGGTGTTAGACCAAATTTCTTGGCTAACGCTACTTGTGTCTTCGTCAGACGCACTTTTTTAGGCGCGGTGCTACGCGTTGCCGGGGCAACTACATTCGAAGGTTTTGTGCGCTGGGCGGGTGTTTCCTCGTCTAGCGTTGCATCCCCAAAGTATTCTGGGAATCGTTTCTGCATCGTACCATCGATACGACGATAATATTCGTCAGAGGTGGGATCTATGCCACTCCTAACTAATTTTTCATGTAAGCCTAATGCAAGGCTTGTCATTTCTTCATCAGATCCAAACCAATCATTTTTATCCTGCCAAGCAAGTGCTTTAGAATCAGGTTTAAATGCCTGTGTTTGAGGCTGTTGTTGTAATTGTGGTATATATACCTCATTTTTGTCCTCTTGTAAAGGTCTTTGATATTGGGATATATAACTATTAGCTTGAGACAACCTAAGTTGTGCATCATTCATGCGTTGTTGAGCATCAATAATTTTCTCAGTATCACCAGAATCATAAGCTTCACGATAGTCTCGCTTGGCTAAATGTAACTGTGAGTCTAAAGAATTTTTTAATGTCTCAATATAAGTTGCTTCGCCAGAACTTAAAGTTGACTTTAACTTTTTATTCTCATCCGCAATTTGTTGAGCAAATTTAATAGCTTCTTGTCTTTCTCGGTCAGCTGATTCTTTAGCACGTCTTTCGTCATGCCAAACTTTTTTAAGCTGCGCCATACGTTGTTTAACTCGTTCAGAGTAATCATCAAGCGTATCTTTTTCTAATTCTTCTACCACATCTTTTGGTAAAGGTTCACGACCTTTATCTTGTGGCGGAGTATCATCTTCTATCTCAAGATCAAAATCCTCTTGTTTAGCCTCAACCTTTTTTTCTGCTTTAGGTTCAGCTTCTTTGGGACTTAGATCAACTTCTGTTTCGTCACTTACTTTATTACCTGTCGTACCTGGTATATCCATATCATCTGGGTATTCATATACAATACCATCTTTTGTTTCGGTAGCCATTTAGCTCTCCTTATGCGCGAGTATAGCCGCGAGGATCTTGAACAACCCCCTCAACTGTATCGTCGTTAATAATGCGGAATTCTCTTCCGTGGATTTTAAATCTTGTACCTGCGTATGCACGTGTCAAAACAAAATCACCCTCTTTACACCATGGACCTGTAGGAAATCTAGTCTCATCTTTATAAGCTAGGTCACCTACTTTTACTACAAATAAAACTACAGTTGAATGTTCTTCTACAGTTCTAGTTGAATCTGCTTTTACAATACCACCTTTGTATGTTTCTGAAGCGTCAGGAATTGCACAAAGTATCTTGTATCCTTTAGGTTCAGGTAACTGTAAACCACGTTCTTCAATCGGTATGTCTTCTGCATCTACTGCATCTAACGATGGAATAACAATCGGTCGACCACTTGCGTCTAATAGATTTTTATTCATCGTGAGTATTTGCCCGTTATCACTCATCTTCAAATGTCTCCATTCTTTGTGCAAGGTCTTTAATCATACTTTCTGCGACGGATAGACCTCGTATATATCCTGCCATATTTTGGTACGAAGCAAAATCTTTTGCTGCTCCGTCTCCTAAATTATTTAAAACTGTTTTGCGCTGATCATCTATTCGAGACAATAATAGCTCTAGCGTTTGGTCCATTTAGTTACTCCTTAGGTTGTTGATTCCTTTGCTGTACTTTAACTTGTTCCATTTGAGCGTGGTGTTGTAGTTGAGCTTGTTCTCTGCGAAGTTCTTGTTCAGCATTATCTTTAACTGCTTGAATACCTATTTTGGTGCCTTCTACAAATTGTTTAATCTCTGAATCTTTTTCTGATTTAACTGATTGTGCACCTAAGGTAGCTCCAGCAATTCTTTCTTGTGACTCAACACGCATCTTCTCAATGCCAACTCTCATATGTTCAATCTCAATATCTGCTTGAGTTTTTTGTGCCTTAAGTTGTAAGTCTTGTGCTTTGAGAGCCAACTCTTGTTGTTGCATTTGAATGATTGGATCTTGTTGCTGTTGTTGAGCTTGTTGTTGTTGAACTTCTGCTTGATCTTTAGCTAATAATTTACCTGCTGCTTGAGCCATAAGTTTAGAAATTTCATATTCAACATCTTCTGGTAATACTTCATCTGGAGCTGGTAACGGTACACCTAATTGTTCTTCAAGTTGTTTTCTATACTCGAATGCAACGTGTTCATTAATATGTGCCATAGCTGCAGCTTGAATCGTTTGTGCCATCGGATTTTGTCCAACCATTTCCTGAATCTTAGGATCTTGCATAGCCGCCATATGTACTTGAATATGTGCTTGATGATCTTGGTAGATAAACGCTTTAACTGGTTTACCATTAATGATCGCCATATTTTCTGTCACAGGATCTTTTGCTGTGATTTGTTCTGTACTAGGAATAAGCTTGGCAATATTTTTAATGCCTAATACTTCAAGCATTTGTTTATTAAGTTCTGGTAAGTCATAGATCTGTGGATATTGTTGAGCCATTTGCATAACAGCTTGATACTGCACAACTTTTTGTGACATCGTTGCAGCATTTGGATCTGATACTGGAATCACATCAACATTATCATAGTCAGCTTGTTTAGCTCTTCTATCACCTACTTCAGGCTCGTATGAATATTCTTGTGGGGTGTAATCACGAATGATAACTTTAAGAAGTTTAAACTCTTGTTTCATTGCATAGTAAATACGCGCTTGTACAGCACTCATTACTTTCAATGTTCTTTCAAGAATAGCTAATGTAGTACCGACTGGAGCATTGGCAGACATATCTGAAACTTTTAATCCATCAGCATTAGCAAACGCACGACCTTCTTCGATGATTTGATTCATCAATTGGTTTAATACTTGTGAAGGCTCTTTGTATGGAAGCGGTAAGATGTTGTCACGCACTGCACCACTAGGTACATCTACATCACGCCATTCACCTGGAGCAATCGGTGTGTCATCGCCTTTAATACGTAGACCGCGTGATTTTAGTCCACCTGGAAGGTTTGATAGAGTACCTGCGTCAACAAGTTGACGTAAGATCATAGTACCTGATTTGGCGAAAGCACCTATCAAATGAATTAAACCAAAGCAATAGAAACCAAAGCCTGGTATGTAACCGTAATGAACGAAGTGTTGACGTTTTAATTTTAATTTGTCGTCTGGGTTCCAGTTACGACGTATGGCTAAAATAGTGCCTGTGCCTTTTTCAATTGTAACTACATAAGGTACACCAATACCATCTTCACTATCACCGTTTTCTAAATCTAAATTGACATGCATTTCGAGGATCTTATATCTGTCATCCTCTGTAGGATTAAATCCTAACTTCTCTGCAATTTTTTTCTCTGCTTCATCAATATCTAAGAACGGTTCACCTAAATCTACATCGCGATAAAATCCTGCTACTTGTAGTTTACGTAATTCATTCTTAGTTTTTCTCATGACGTGTGTCACACGTTCACATGTTTCTAAATTAGATGCGCCGTATGGAACAACAATATCTTCCGCAGGAACATACATAGAAACTTGGCGTTCTAAGTTTGGATCATAGTAAACTTTTTTAAATGCGTTACCAGCTAAACCTAGTCCCCATAACATGCGTTCATGTTCAGGTCTATACTCAGGCATTTTATCCATGAGCTGATAGTTCATGTCTTCTTGAACGCGTTCTGCAGCGTGTTCTTTTTCCGGTGTGATCTTACCAACGATTTGTGTTTTTACTGGGCCCGATGCTGGAAATGTCTCCATCATAGTTTCAGCTTGGAATTTAACAAGCGCTTCTGTCATCAAGGGGTGGTACACATTGCATGCCCCAGGCCATGGTTCTGTACGGTCTTCTACTTTAAGACCTAGTAACTCTAAGCCATCTACGTAAGTAGTTAGCCAATCTTTGCGAGACGAAATATCGGCATCGTATTCACCAATAAGATCACCTGATAATTCTGTAAGTTGTCCTTCATCTAAATCGTCAGCTAAGTTAGCATTGAATTCATCGCCAGCAACGTCTTTACCTGGAATGATTGTAACTTCCATACTACCGTCATCAAGTGTGACTGATTCTGGATTCTCGATATCAATTTCTAATGAAGGTTGTGCCGCTGCTAATTCTTCTAGGCCTTGAGGTGCTTGTGCTAAACTTTTATCTATGTCTGCCATAATTAATCCTTATAATGCATATAATTTTTTACTGTTGCTTCTGAATCCATAAACTTCATCGGGTTCATCACTTGGTAATCTAATAAATCCGCCTTGTCTAAATCTCATTAATGCAAGTGTTGTACTATCTACAAGGTCGTCATTAGCACCACTTGGGAAATCATTACACTCTTCTATAACCTCATGTGCCCATCGTCTATCTGGAGCCCACACTATACCACTTCTAAATAGATCTGACACGGCATTTACTCGACTGATTTTATCTTGACCTTTACCAGGTGTAAATTCACCGACAGGAATACCCATCCGTCTAAACTCTTGATAGAGTGCAGCGCCGTTAGATTTCTTTTCAACTAAAAACGCATCAGGTTCCCATTCCTTATACTCTTGTATACAAAGCTCTTTAAGCTCAGGAAACTCTAGTCGTTGTTTAATACTATTTAATAGTATTATATTATAATTATTGGTTTCTTCGTTAAAAAAGACACCCCAAGTTGTTAATGCATTATAGTCTGCCCTGTTTGTCGCTTCCTGTGCGGCATCCAGTGACATAATGGTGAATTCACATTGAGGCGGATCTTCACCTTCCCATATCTTCCACCACTCTCTTTTAATTAGCGCACCTTCTTCTGATACCGGGTTTTGTAAATACTGAGCATTCCAGTACCGAACATCTAGCGCTGCCTTCTTTGCTAAGAGTTCTTTGAGTGGCCAGAATTCAGGCCAGAGTGATTCTTCTTCACCTTGTTTATTCTCAATAATAGCCGGGAACTCTACTACTTCCCACTCGTCTACACCTTCTTGCTTCACCATCTGGTTCACAATCTCACCAGTCAAGTCTAACTTAGACCACCGAGTCATTACTACAATAATCGCGCCACCCGGCATAAGACGTTGAAGAGGGCCAGACTGAAACCACTCCCAAGCAGGCTTAAATACATCAGCTCGTCCAAGCTTAGCATCCTGTTCAGAGTGTGGGTCATCAATGATAAACAAATCAGCCCCGCGACCAGCGAGGGCACCACCCACACCAATTGCAAAATATTCTCCATTAAAGTTTGTCCCCCATCGTGATGCCGATTTACTGTCAGCTTGTAGTTCTACCTGTGGAAAAATATCTTTGTATGCATCAGCACCCACCAAGTTTCTAACGCGACGACCAAAGTTAACAGCAAGATCAGCGGTATGAGACGCCATAATAACTTTCTTATGAGGATACTTTCCAAGAAACCAAGCAGGCGCAAGATATGAGATAAGCTCAGACTTCCCATGTCGTGGCGCAATATTAACAATAACTCTTCTCTTGATTCCATTGGCAATGTCTTCAAATATTTGCGCAAGTTTTCTATGGTGCTCTCCTATAATGTAACCTGGGTATACATGTTGTATAAAATCTAAAAAATTATCTTTACCCGATTTTTCGACAACCTTGCTCTTATAAGTTTTAAGAAGTTTTTGAAGTTTAACTTTGTCCGCTGGGTCTGCTACTTGGAATAGGGACTCTAGTTCCTCAATATTCTCACTTGTCAGTTTTGGTTTCGGTGTCGTCTCTGTCATCTTCTACAATTTCTGCGTCTATCGTTTCTGATTTAGGCTTTAATAATGCTTTCGCTTTTAATTCTTTCAACATGGATAGTAACTCAGTTTCAACTTCTTCCATTGTCTCCATTTTGTGGATGACTTCTGTCTTCTTCTTAAATGCATCTATGCCATCGACCTCACCAATAGATCTTAATGCTGTAATTTGTTCTTTTATATTACTATCTTGGTGATGCACAATTTCGACCAACTTATTTACTACGAATAACTTCAAATCTGCTAGGTCTTTTACGATCATGTGGTTGTAAGTTCCTACTAACCCACCTAAGTAAGCCACAGTTTCGTTAGCATATATACCGTATTCTTGTTTTAGGCCTGGGTTTTCTACCATTTTGCGTGCTAAATCTTCAGCTTCTTTAATATTTTTTGCATTTGGCACAATTTCTTCACCCATAATGTCACTTACTTCTTTAATAGTTTGCGCCCTGAGCATAACTTCGTCTTCCGACGTCATACTTGGTAGGGCATCCCTAGCATTCTTGGGTATAGGTATATTTTCTTCGATAAAAGGCACAATAACCACGTCGTTATTGGGTTTATCTTGTTGATTTTGTTGAGTATTCGGGTCTGTCATGTGTCGCTGATTACACCTTGTGAAATTATTTGCAGCTTTATTGCCGATTGTAACATAGTTTATATTAAAAAGAGGTAAAATACTCTTATGAAAGACTTAATTCTAATTACTATTGCAGGGATTTTGCTTTGGTGGATTCATACCGCTGAGGCTGAACTTGTTTTTACTGGTAATACTGCTTGGTATTTCTTTCAGGTTTTTTCATTTTGACAGTTTTAAAGCCACAATACCTAGCTATTTTGTACACGGCGTTTGCTAAGCTGCCTCCATTCGATAAATTTAAACTCCCTCCCGCAAGTAAACTTAAATTCCGTGTTATTAAAAGTATAGATATATACGGTTGTTTTGACGAAGTTGACATGGCTATCGAAATAAGCTCCGAAGTATGTGGTCACTTCTATACTATTCAATCAACTTTGCTTCACGAGATGGCACATCTTGCCCTCTATGTTTCTAAAGACCCGGCCTGGGATAAACATGGTAGATCTTTTAAGGCTTTGTCTAATACCTACTGCGAGCTTTATAACCTCGATCCAAAAGCAATCTAGGGCGGTCAAGCCAACATCAGAGGACATAGTAAGCTAAGTATTTTTTGGCTTTCTACTTAGTATGCACTAACTATTAAATCTGCGCCCTCCTTTTGTTTTCATTCGTTTTACCTTTTCCTTTCTTTTGAATGAAACTTTACTAACTAAACTTTCAACTTTTTTTGCAAAATATTTTTTTGTTTACCCTTTTTATTTGGTATGGGGGTATTTCACTTTTTATTACATCGTTCGTGTAAGTCTAAGTGTAGAAGATAAAAAATAATTCCTTTTAAAATTTTTGGGGGGTGGGGGGTGGGTAGGGGTCCGAGGTGGGGGCCTTTTATCTATTTGCTTATAATTGTAAAATATTAGTTGACATTTATTTTAATTAATGTATCCTTGAATCGTAGTATTTAATTAATAACTAGGGAGTTTAATTATGTATCAGACAATCAACGATTATGATTTTAGAAAAGCATTTAAAGATATGGGAAGAGGTGAGCAGTTTAGCTATGAGGGCTTAGAGATTCTATTCAATGCCCTTGAACAGTACGAGGTTGACGCGGGTGAAGATATGGAACTTGATGTTATCGCCCTATGCTGTGGCTTTAGTGAGCTATCAGAAAAAGAAGTCAGAGATACTTACGGCGATATGGTCGGAGATAGCGAGGAGGTCGAGGACTTTTTACAAGATAACACTTGGTTGCTAGGTTCTCATGAGGTTGACGGCGTTAACCATTTTATATTTCAGCAATTCTAAGGGGGTCACCATGTTTACAGAAAACAGAACCACGTTAATCAATATCTATTTAGACTGGCGTAATAATTACTTAACCTATGAAAAGTATGCCGAGCATCACGGGTTAACTATCATGGAGGCCGTTAAACTAATTAGACTAGGCCAAGAAGCATTCACACACAATCACCCCGAGGCATAACCATGCATTACTTAATATTCAAGGCCACATATCAGCTCATGCGGTTTAACCAAGTTAAACAAAGTGAACGCTGTCAGCAAGGTCAACCCGCGTGATAACTGAGTTAAACCTAGTTAACTCAGTGAGACTAAGCCCTATTCAAAGTAGGGCTTTTTCTTTTTTAGTAGTTGACTGTTTTACTCAAGTATTTAATTTAGGGGGGATCGTACGAGACGGGGGAGGGAACAGGTATCAAAGCCAATTGCTCACGGGGAATTCCCTAGTCATGACCAAGTTTAACCTCGGAAAAGCCATGTTCCACTTTGTTCCTACTTTGTTCCACTCTGTGTTCCTACTTTTTTTAGGTAAGTCTTTGATTTACAAGGTTTGTTCCCATGTTCCTACTCGGTTAACATAGGGGACGGAGGGTAAAACTTGGAAAGACTTGGTGACAAAGAAGGCTCTTTGCGCAGTGAAAAGCAAAACCCCTATCACTATCGTCGAAGAGCAAGAACATGGAACATTGCACAAAAAATAAGCATTATAATAATAATAATAAAAATATTTATTTATATATAACAAGGACTTACCATTTTCATTTCCTCTCTATTTCCATGTTCCATGTAGCTATTCGTAAAGTTAACAAAGTAGAACATTGAGAACATGTTTATAATCAAGCACTTACGAGGGACTCAAAACCAAGTAAAACTAGGTAAGTCATTGTTTTAAAAGGTAAACATAGTTTTGGCAGAGATAACCTAGTAAAAGAGTCAAGTATATAGGCAGTAAAACCCTAGTAGATCACTCAAGTATTAAACAAGCCGACCTACAAAACCCCTATAAATATAATTAGTAAATACTACTTGACATATAGTATAGGATAGGTATGATTAGTGACAGGCAGTATATTTTATTAACTAGGAGGCAATATGGAAAAGCAGAGAAAAATGTTAAGACCTTATAAATGGTCATCGTGGGATTGTGAGATATGGGAAAAAGACGGAAAGCGAGTCTTTGCATTCGGTGAACAGAAGTGGGCAGATATTCAGATAATAGGGGACTATACCCTCGTTCCCCTTCAACAACATGAAGACTTTAAATGGGTAGATATCGCTAGTTTTTCTATGAACCCTAAAGAAGACGAGGACTTGTTGTATGTAATTGTAGGGGATAGTTGCACCTATGACGCATCAGATGTAAACGAGAGCATAGATTTTAGAGATCATAAAGATTTGGAAACCGAGTATGACGAAGAAGCTAAAAAGTTTGAAGAAGAGGAAGGGTATTACCCAAACCCTCACGAAGTATTAGAAACACTCGGATATGAAAGTGTCACAGGGTATCACATCATCAAACTTCAACAACGCAAACTAGGGGAATAACATGGTTAAGGTCTTTTTAGCAAGTGGATACAATTCTTATACTAATAAACAATTAACAAAGGCATTTTTAACACCGAGTGATGCCGAGCAATTTTTAGGAGGGCTTACTGACCCAAAGTTTAAATCAGTCATGGCAAGTAGCTATATAGCTTTAATTAACGACTTATTAAAAGGGAAAATACTATGATAGTAGATATCAAACGCAACGAGGGTGAAATTAACACCGAGTATATGTCAATCGATCTAGGTTTAGTTGATGACGAAGACATAGCAGAGGAAGCACGAGAAAGGGACTATGTTGTCATGGAAAGGCTACCTTTTACCACGCTATACGAGAAACACCGACGAGGTGAGAACATAGACATTCAGTTAAGAGAGTTATTCATGGAGTCAATAGGGAGGATAGTATGACTATCAACATCGAAGACGAAGTAATGCAAGCAAAGGCAGAAGTATTCGTAGAGAACAACGGACTACAAGCAGACCTATCGGACATCAGTGAGGATATGTATGAGGAAATACTAAAGATGTTTGAAGATAAGTTGATGGAGTTTGGTATAGAAAGAAAAGGGTATTTTGATAATTGGAAGTTAACTTGTGATGTATCTTTTAAGGAGGAAACACTATGAAAACATTTAAAGTCAGCATACCAAGAAGAGTTTCGTTTACCGAGTGCGAAGTGTTCTATGTAGAAGCCGAGTCCGAGGACGAAGCGATTAACCAAGTCCACGAATCAAACGAGATAGGTGAGTTTGAGAACCAAGAAGACTACGAAACCATGGAAATTTATGGAACAGAGGCAGAAGAAGTTAAACCATTGGAGGCACAAGCATGAACCTATTTAACGAAATAGAACGAGTCACAAACGAGATATACAGAAGCAAACTAGGTAAGAGCGATATGACCCATGATGAAATCAAAGTAGAGGCATTAAAGCGAGGTTATACATTTTCAGACGAGGATTGCATCGAACTCATCAAAGGTTCATATATAGGTGAAAAGGTAGAAGACGCAGTTGACGATTATTTAAGAGCATACGAGGCATAACATGAAACTCATTGACGGCACAGAAGTAATAGACAATTCACCAAATGAAAAAGCAGGGGAGTTGGCAGAGGCAATCTATGATGATGTAGTATTTTTGTTGGACTTGGAAGGCAAATGTATTACAGAGGACGAAGACGGAAACTCATGCAACACAGAGTTAGGACAAGACTTATTCAATGGTATCTATGAACAATGTATGAATTACTTTGAAAGGGAGGGAACATGAAAAAGAAATATCTAGTGACGGCAACAGAAACAATATTCTATGAAAAGATAGTAGAGGCAGAGAACGAGGACGAGGCATACAACACCTTTGTTGAAACGGCTAATGAGGAAGATGTAATTGACTCGGCTAATTTTGAGGTAGATGACATAGACGAGGTGATTGATGATGAGTAGAGCCAACGAGATATATAAGAATGTCTTAAACGCAATGCAAGACGCCGATGAGATTGAGGGAGTAGAAGACCCACAAGAATATCTTAAACTCATGGACGACATAAGACACGAGGCAACAAAACGATTTAATAATTGTGCTGACAACATGGAGGTAAATGTATGAGTGATATAAAAAGAATAACATCATGGAAGTTAGTTATGGATATCGAATGGGAAGATGGTAAAAAAGAAGAGATAAATTTCCCCGAACACCTAGCACAATATGTAGATGACTACTTAACAGAACTTGAGGAAGAAAGACACCAAGAAGAAAAGTGGGAAAAAGAATTAGAAGTAAGAAAAGAATTAAATCTAAACTAGGAGGACAAGATGAGTAAATGGTATGGAATAAGCAACGAGGGCGATATGTATTGTGTAGGTAAGTGCAAAGACTTACAAGAGGCTAACGAGGTTGCCGATGATATGGGGATAGACATTGTATCCTTGATTGATGGGGAAAAAGCAGAATCATGGGCAAAGTTTATCTTAAAAACTTTATACGAGGAGGACGACGATGAGTGATGACTTTGAAAAAGATGTTTATTACTGTGTTTATTGCTACGCAGAACAGAATGACAAGTTAAGTTGTTGCCATGAGAACCATTTCTTAACAGGGCAAGACCTCATGGATAGAGAAAAAGAACTAGACGAAATTGATAGACAAATGGTAAGGGGTTCAGGTAAAGTATATGACCCACCTATGAGTGACACAGAGCAATACTTATTAAACAAAGAAAGAGAAGAGGAACACAAGAGTTATGACTACTAAAAAAGAAAAGCAATACATAGTAGAGCAAGTAGTAGTGACAGGGTATGTGGTGCATGGTAATGGTAGGAAGACGCCATTTTCATTTAACAAGAACGATTTAAAACCTAATGATTTACTAGGTATTTTTGATGGTATAAGGAGGATTTTTCAATGAGTATTGATATGAGAGTACCAAGTATTAACGAGATGAGAACTTGTATAGATGAGTATTTAAAGAGTAGATATCCGAAGTCACACTTTGACAACGAAGTGTTCGATGATGAAACGATTCAAGATATGTTTACTGAAATTAATAGTAAGTATTGGGGGGCATGATGACACAACATCAAGTCAACGAAGAAAAGAAACGCAAGTTTGAAGAGGATATTATCGAGGTAGCAGTGGCCGAGTATTACGCATATGCTGACGAACACAAAAGAGAACGAAAAGAAAAAGATGCAAAGATGTTCTACGATGCTATGCGACTCGGTGTAATAAGAGGTATTAACTTTGCAACAAATCAGTATATGCAATCATTAAAAAACTTTGAGGAGAAGAAGAATGAAAACAAAACCGATATTTAAAACACCGCCATCAGCAAGTTATAGAAACTATGAAAGGGAAATATATATGAGTGAATATGTGACGATACCAAAATCTAGATACAGACGATTGATTGTAAGTGAGATAGTAGGTTGGGGTATCAGTGTATTTCTTTTGCTTATTACTTTGTTGAGATGAGGTAAATCATGGCTATCATTAACAATGACAGAGAAGCACTAACCCACGCACTGATCTTGGCGATCACTGCCCCTACAGACGAGGCACATAACAAAGTAGTACTAATTGCACAAGAGATATCAGAGCGACTTAGTGATGACGAAATAGAACAATGTAAGACAGAAGCAATCGCGTGGATCGATGCACAAGAAATGAAAAAGCGTGACGAAGAAGAACAAACAATTCATTAGGAGAAAAGCATGGCCAAGTTTAGCGTAGTAGTAGAAGTATCCATGGACGATACATATTTAAACCAAGTAGAGACATGGGGCGTAGAACCAAGTGACCATGTAGCTACCATATTATCCGAGACCGCACGCGAGAAGGGTCTAGTTGTCAAGGCATCGGTACTAGAGTCTGACCACACACTCTATGAACGTCTCGTTAAATATAGAGATCACTTAATCCAAGCAGACGCATACAATGATTTAGAAAATGAGATCATCGCTCGTGCCTGCGTAGGTGGAGTATGTGAGGATTAATATGGATAGAACATTAGAAGACGTAATACAAGAGCAATCACTGTTCGAAGACAGCGCGTTAGAAGACGCAAGTGCATACGCACGTTTGATAAACAAAGGATCAGAACGATTTAAACTAAAGGAGAAACAAGATGGAACAGATAAGCGTGATTGAACATACTAATGCAGAACTAAGAGAACATTGGGGAAACCTTGCAAGTAATTTCTTGGTAGGTAAAACCATACGACGTGTCAGATATTTAAACGATAGAGAAACAGAAGACATCGGTTGGATTAAGTCAGGTCTTGTCATTGAGTTTACTGATGGCCATTGGATCATTGCGATGTCTGATGACGAGGGTAATGAAGCGGGTAGCGTATGGACATCAAGCCAATCTGAAATCAACGTGATACCTACAATCTAGGAGAAACAAATGGCTAAGCCTTACATAAAAGTAGTGAGCATTAAAGATACAAACGAAGGCGATTGCAAATTAACATTAGACATGAACCAAGCGGGTAGAGAAGTTATATTGCAAGCGGGTATTCAAAAAGCATTATCAGATTATATGGTAGCAAACACAAAGAAATTATCTTTTTGGAATAAATTACAAATCTGTTGGGGTATATTGAAATGACACCGGAAGGTAAAGTAAAGAAGCATGTCAAGAAAATATTAGATGATCTAGGTGCATACCACTTTTCCCCTATGACTGCGGGATTTGGTAGGAGTGGTGTGCCTGACATCATCGCGTGTTACAAAGGACGCTTCATTGGCATCGAATGTAAGGCCGGAAACAATGAACCTACGTTGTTGCAAAAACACAACATCAAGCAGATCATTGCCCAGAAAGGCTTGGCAATCGTGGTAAATGAGGGTAATATACAGGAACTATTAGCTATGCTAAAGGAGTTAGAATGACTAGAATGAAGAAAATTCTTAATAGTTATACAGGAAGTAAAACAGTTTTAAACGAGGGCGCGGGTAATCCTATATCTATCGTAGACGTTTTAAAACAAAGAGAAGCAACACATGGGGCATTTGCACCTAAAGCAACAACCATTCAAGTATTAAAGAATATCATGCGTGGCACTGAAAGGTGGAGGGATTTATCTTTTGCCCAACAAGAATCGCTTGATATGATCATGACCAAAGTTGGTCGTATCTTACACGGTAACCCAAATGAGCCTGATCATTGGCTAGATATTATTGGGTACACCAAACTTATTTCTGACGATATCGAAGAACAATCCAAAAGAAAGAACTGATACCTGTTCTTAAAGAAAAGGAGTACATATGCTAGATCAAGCATTGTTATGCCTCGCCACAACCATTTACATGGAGTCGGCGCATGAACCACGTGAAGCTCAAATCGCAGTAGGTTACGTTTTGATGCGTAGAGCTGAGTTTGAACACAAGAACGTATGTTATGAAATGAAACGTCCAGCACAGTTTAGTTGGTATGGTTTAACCAAGCCACCTTCGGTGATCCGACAAGAATATAAAAACATAGCATACAGAGTATTACATAGATTAGAAGTAGATTATAGTTACGGAGCAACACATTTTCATGATACCACTATACGAAAACCAAAGTCGTGGTACAATTTAAAACCAGTAGTTAAGTGGTCACACTTAATATTTTATAAGCAGGGGGAAGGTAAATATGCAAGAAACCCTTAAACAACCATACGCATGGTCGATAGAAGAATTTAATAATGACGGTGACTTAGTATGGTCATCGATCTCACAATTTAGGCCGACAGAGTTATCTTGGATTCGCGATTTGCCAACCAAGAAACATAACATCGTTCTAACCCCTCTCTACAAAGATGAATCGAAAGCAGAGAAGATTACAGGCGTTAAGAGTTATAAAGAATCAACACAAAAAATGATGGAGGCATACAATGGACTCTAATAAATATGAAGGCACAGGGTTTGCAGTCGTAGGATTTATTATTGGATGTTGTTTAACATGGGCAGTGATGCAATACGCACACACTCAAAAGAAATACAGCATGAATCTCAAATGCGTGGAAGGGGAACTCTACGAAGAGATTAGACCTAACTTCTATGTTAAGTCACACCTAGAATGTTTTGAACAAAGAAGTTTTTAAAGGATATGTATGAAATATAAAGTAATAGATAATTTTTTACCGAAGAAGGATTTTGAATCCATCAGAGACATGTTAATGCACAATAAAGATTTTCCATGGTTTTATCACCCTGATGTTACTTATCTAAATGTAGAGTTAGAAAAAGTATTCTATTTTTGTCACATATTTTATAAAAACAACGCCCCTAATAGCGCATTTTTATCGGTATTAGATCCATTAATTTCAAAATTAGATATAAAGGCTTTGATAAAAATAAAAAGCAACTTATATCCAAACATAGGACATCATATACAAGATATTGAGCACACGGATTATCCTTACGAACATAAAGGTGCCATATATTATATTAATACAAATAACGGACCTACCACTCTTGATGACGGTACAGAGATAGAGTCGGTAGAAAATAGAATATTATTATTTGAATCACATAAAATGCATAATTCTTATTATTGCACAGACAAAAAAACAAGAGTAAATATAAACATAAACTACTTTTAAGGAGATAGGTGATGGACGTAATCGGATGGTTAACTGCTATATGGGTCGCGTGTTGGGTAGCAACATATGCACCTGATTTTAATAAAGAACAACCTAAAGAACAAACGCAACAAGTAGAAAAGAAATGATTGTATTCGGCGCTAAAAGAGTAGGTGGTAAGTTATTATTAAGACGGTGGTTTAAAATGAGAGGCTCTGATAAACGAAAACGATTCGATAATGAAATGACAAAGTTTAGAAAAATGTGGTGGCATTTTAAAACAAGGTGGGACGCATGATTCCTTTTAGTTACGCAGTAGTAGATAGTGATGGCGAAGTTATACGCCAATATCGTTGGTCTGTTCGCGAAGCTAAGTGGCACAAAGATCAAGGTAAGAACGTAGTCAAACTAGATAAACCAATTGAAGTTAAGGAAGACTTGATGGCATTAGTAGGTGAGTGTTTATTTTAATGTATACCAAGTTAGACGATGCGAGACAGGCCAAAAAGATAAATGCATACATCAAAGCCAATCCGAATGCAACAAGAAAACTTATTATACAGGGTTGCATAACAAACCCCCATAGACTAAAGTATTTAGAGTTACAGGGGCTTATAACCTTACCGCCACCTACCCCACGTGGCGAGAGAAATAAAGAGTATTACCATGGACGATGACATAGACCGCGCCAATGACTGTATGCAACACGCGACAGACGTGGCAATCCACAATGCGTCAGCCGAAGCCCATAAGATTGTAAATAGTACTGGACAATGTATATGGTGTGGTGATAAAGTTAAAGATCAAAAGCGTTGGTGCTCAATAGAGTGTAGAGATGAATACCAAAGATACAAGAAGTAAAATTAAACATAATAGGAGGAAAGTTATGGTAACAGCAGACTATGAAGTGTTTAACCATGAACAGCTAAAAGTATTTCGCAAGAACGCTAGAAAAGGAATTCACTTTTTTAGACCCGATACAGTAAGTAAACCTACACCTCGTTCAGCACGAGAAGCATGGGGCGGGATATATCAAAGCGAAGACCAAATAGAAAAAGATGAGAAGCTGACCAACAGAATTATGCTTGGATTATTCTTCGTGTTCGTGGTAGTGTTGTCGATACTATAAAGTTACTGGGCGAACGCACTTTTTATATATGTTAAAGTTCTTAGACGGTATTTTTGCTATTATAAACCGCAAGTAGCCCACCAATTATATGACCACATTAATGACATTTAATAATATTGGGTATTTAACATCTCAATTTACTGACGAAGAATTAAAACCTGTTCGAGATGAAGCTGATGAGATTATGTCTAATTTTAGTAAAGCAAAACCTCATAATAAATACTTAGTAGGAAATATAGAAAAAGAATATTTATTAGAAAAATCTGTAGACCACGTGCATAATTTAATAGCGCCGTTAATTACTCAATACGATTCTTATTTTAATTATACAAACAGTTTTGAAATGCTATCTAAGGATGTACCTATCGGACTAGATAAAGTGTGGATAAACTTTCAAAAAAAGTATGAGTTTAATCCGATGCATTCACATACAGGGATATATAGTTTTGTCATTTGGTTAGAAATTCCATACTCCATGGAAGATGAAATGGCTAGAGAAGCTGTTATTAATGCCGTTAGCCCAGTCCCCGGACATTTTGCATTTACATATATTAATTCTATGGGAAAAATAATAGGTGAACAAATACCCGCGGATAAAACCTATAGAAATAAAGTATTAGTATTTCCTGCCGCAATGAATCATACAGTTTATCCATTTTATACCTCAGACAAATACAGAATATCAGTTTCAGGAAATTACCACTTTAAATGCAATTAATTACACTAGATTTTGAGACCTACTACGATGTAGGTTTTTCTCTTTCAGGTTTAACCACGGAAGAATATATTAGAGATCCAAGATTCCAAGTCATCGGCGTAGGTATTAAGATTGATGATGGGGAGTCACGATGGATTACAGGAACTCACAATGCAATCAAACAAGAACTTGATCAAATCAATTGGAAAGAGTCTGTCCTCTTATGCCACAACACGCAGTTCGACGGAGGTATTCTTTCATTCATTTTTAATATCATTCCTGCTATCTATTTGGATACGCTATCTATGGCACGAGCTGTGCATGGCGTGGACGTGGGCGGAAGTCTCGCTTTTCTTGTGGAGAAATACAATCTAGGCCGTAAGGGTACAGAAGTTATTGATGCCAAGGGTAAACGACTAGAAAACTTTTCTATCCAAGACCTTTCCCAGTATGGCGAATACTGTAAGAACGACGTAGAACTTACGTATAAGCTATTTCAAATCTTAGCCCCTGAGTTTCCAGAGAATGAAATTAAGTTAATTGATTTAACATTACGCATGTATACAGAGCCAGTCCTAGAAGTCGACGACGCCTTATTACAAGCTAGGTTAGAAGAAGTACAGGCAGAAAAGTCAGAACTATTAAAAGGCCTGATGACAAGATTAGAATGTGATACAGAAGAATGTGTGAGAGGCAAGCTCGCTAGTAATAAACAGTTTGCCGAGATCCTTCAAGAACTAGGTGTTACTGTGCCACTTAAGGTAAGTCCTGCGACAGGCAAGGATACGTTTGCTTTAGCTAAAGGGGACCAAGGCTTTTTAGATTTATGTGAACACGAAGATCCCTATATTCAAGAACTTTGCCGAGTTAGGTTGGGTACTAAATCAACTATAGAAGAATCCCGTATTGAAAGATTCTTAGGTATTGGTGCTCGTAACAAAGGCAAACTACCTATCCCATTGAAATACTATGGCGCTCATACAGGGCGATGGGCAGGATCAGATAAAGTTAACTTCCAAAACTTACCTGCACGAGACAAGAAAAAGAAAGCATTAAAGAATGCAATCGTAGCCCCTGAAGGACATCAAGTCATTAACTGTGACTCCTCTCAGATCGAGGCTAGAGTCTTAGTTTGGTTAGCTGGGCAGAACGATATTGTTAAATGGTATGAAGAAGGCCGAGATGTTTATAGTGAGTTTGCTTCTAAAGTTTACAACAAACAAATTACAAAAGAGAATAAGACTGAACGTGCAGTAGGTAAGACTTGTATTCTAGGCCTAGGCTACGGTACAGGGGCAGCCAAATTACAACAGACATTAAAGATATCAGCCGGTGTTGTTATGGATGAGCAAGAATGTAAGCGCCTTGTAGGGGTTTATCGGGAAGTTAATAACAAGGTGATTGACTTATGGAAAACTTGCGATGAAGCATTGCAGACTATGGCTGCGTGGCCTAAAGATAAAAAGCCTTATTATTTGGATGCACATAATGCTTTACTCGTAACACCAAAAGGCATAAGATTACCAAACGGATTGTACATATACTATCCTGGCCTTACATGGGATGTATCAGAAGCTAAGTCTAAATTTGTATATAAGTCAAGACGGGGCATGATATCAATTTGGGGTGGATCTGTAGTTGAGAATGTGGTACAAGCGCTAGCTCGTATTATTGTAGGAGAACAGATGATAGAAATTAATAAGAAGTATCGACCTGTGCTTACTGTTCACGATGCGGTAGTCAATGTTGTTCCTGAGACAGAAGTGGAAGAAGCCCTCTCCTTCATAACGTCCACTATGTCTACACCTCCTAGTTGGGCAACAGGGCTACCCGTAGCGTGCGAAGCTAATCATGGAGCGAGTTATGGAGAGTGCTAGTAAAAAGGAAAAAATAAAAGGGTATAAGAAAAAATGGCGTATAAATAATCCTGAAAAAATAAAAGCGTATAGAGAAAAGTATAATGAAAAGTATAAAGAAATAATATCAGCAAAAAACAAAGTGCTTTATCAAAATAATAGAGAAGAACTTTGCCGGAAAAATAAAGAATGGTATGACGAAAATAAAGAAAAAATATTAGCTAGAAGGAAAAAACAATACAAAGAAAATAAAGAAAAAATATTAGCCAGAAGCAAAGAGCAGTATATAAAACATAAAGATAAAAAATTAGCGCGTGATAAAGAATATAGAAAAGAAAATAAAGAAAAATTTAGGGCTCGTTGGGGTAAACGTAGGGCAGATAAATGTAATCGAACACCTAAATGGTTATCTAAAGATGATCTATGGATACTAGAAAATGCATACGAGTTAGCTCATATTAGGAGTAATATGTTTGGATTTGATTGGCATGTAGATCATATTATCCCATTAAGAGGTACAATTATTTCAGGATTACATGTACCTAATAATATACAAGTAGTTCCTGCAAATTGGAATCTACGGAAAAGTAATGTAGTAATAGAAAGGTTCTTTGGATAATTATGGAGCACCCTAGTAAAAAGCTATATAGAGAAAAGAATAAAGACAAAATCTATGCAAGAGTTAAAGCATGGAGGCTAAAGTACCCTCATAGAGTATTGATGAATGGCGCTAGACAAAGAGCAATTAAACGGGGGTTAGAATTTAATATAGAAGCTATAGATGTTGAGATCCCTACTACGTGTCCTATATTAGATATAGAGATTATTAGACATAAGTGCGTAGATGTACGATCAGGACCACATAATAATTCTCCTTCCATAGATAGGATAGACAATACTAAAGGGTACACAAAAGGAAATATTCAAGTTATTAGTCATCAAGCTAATACAATGAAAGGTAATGCATCACCAGAAGAACTTATTAAATTTGCAAATTGGATATTAAAAACATACGGAGGTATATATGAAAAAGACAGCAAGAAATGAATCAACAGGGGATTGGTTGCATAGTAAACCAAACAATGAAATGTTTGAAAAAAACTTTGATTTGATTTTCCGTAAAAAGAAACCCGAAGAAACTGAATATGAATTAAATAAATCAACTGGCGAAGTTCAAAAGAAAGAAGACTAATGGCTGACTTTACATGGTCTTTCTCGTCGCTTAAACAATATCAAAATTGTCCTAAGCAATATTATGAAATTAAAGTTGTACAGAATTATGAAATCATTCCTTCGGAGCAAATGAAATATGGAACAGAAGTTCATAAAGCTTTGGAAGACTACGTTAAAGATGGTAAAGAACTTGCAACCAATTACCTTAGATTTAAAGCTGCAGCTGATAGCCTTATTGCAATCCCTGGCACAAAGTATGCAGAGTATGAAATGGCGCTATACGAAGATAAAACCGTATGTGATTTTGGAGATCCAAAGCGTTGGGTACGCGGTATTGTTGACTTGCTTATTGTGGATGGAGACTATGCTTTTATTGTCGATTATAAAACTGGTAGTAATAAGTATCCCGATCCTAAACAATTAAGACTGATGTCTCTTATGACATTTGCCCACTTCCCACAAGTAAATAAAATTAAAGCAGGTTTATTATTTGTGATGCACAATTCATTTATTACAGAAGAATATGATAGAAAAGATATTGACAAATCTTGGGAAAAGTTTAAGGGTCCACTAGAAAGATTAAATAATTCATACGAAACAAACAGTTGGCCGCCTAACTATACGCCTTTATGCAGGTTCTGCCCTGTTAAGTCTTGTGACTTTAACCAAGGATGATATAATAGCGCTATGCCTTTCGTTAATAAACCAAGACCTATCTATAAAGACTCCCCGTTAGAACATAAAAAACGGATGGAGCGTCAACGTGCACGTCGTGCAATCGATAAGAAATATTTTGATAGTCCTAAAGACAAAGACCATACAGCAGAAATTAGAGAAGGTAAAGATGTATCCCACAAAAAAGCTCTTGACAAGGGTGGTTCAAACAAGGATGGATATTTCGTCCAAGATGCTAAAAAGAACCGATCATTTAAAAGAGATTCCAAACACAATTTAGTGTCCGAAGCAAGTAAAAGAGAACGCAAGAAAAAGTAATGCAAATTAAAAGAGAAGATTGGTGGGCCACGCCTATTTGGTTTTTTGATTTTCCTGAAACACAAATCAACCCAAATTTAATAAAAGAAGAATGCTATAAAGAACAATTAAATAGCGAAGGATGCATAAAATCTAATATAAATGGATGGCAAAGTGACGATATATTTATAGATAAAAAAAGACCCTATATATCTAATTTATTAAAAGAAATAAAGTCGGTAGTTTCTATGGTAGTAGAAGATTTTGGTGTAATTCAAAACTTAAAATTAGCAAATGCATGGATAAACATAAACCCTAAAAACAGTTCCAACCAAACTCATACACACCCCCAAGCAGTATTATCTGGAGTATATTATGTTAATGTTAATGAACATAGTGGGGATATTATATTTTATAACGACGCTAAATTAGAGGCGCTGTATGGTATGTTCTTAGATAACAATAATAGAAATACGTACCAAAACATAAGATATAAACCTAAAGCAAATAAAATAATATTGTTCCCTGCTTGGATACCTCATGGAGTAGATAATAATAATTCAGAAGAAGATAGAATAAGTATTGGATTTAATTTTATAATTAAATAATAGTAAATTAATACTTGACATGATATCTAGTTGTGTTACTATACTAGAATGGAAATCATACAAAACACCGCATTAAAAATTACAGTACCGGAACACATCGTTCCGCATATTACAGATAACATTGCTAAGTCTGAGGTTGTAGAGCGCAATGGTAACTTAGCTGAGATGGTTATATTCTGGGATGTTCCAGAGATGACTAGACTCAACCAGATTGTTTCTTTCCGAAACAATTTACCTTCACCAATCAAACGTGATTATAACTATCCAGGTCTTTATAAACCTTTTGATCATCAACGTGTAACTTCTGAATTCTTAAGTATTAATCATCGTGCATTCTGTTTTAACGAAGCAGGTACAGGTAAAACTTCTTCTGTCATCTGGGCTGCAGATTATTTGATGACCCAAAAGATTATTAAAAGAGTTTTAGTAATATGCCCTTTATCGATTATGTATTCTGCTTGGCAAGCTGATATTTTAAATACGGCTATGCATAGATCCGTTGCAGTGGCTCATGGCCCCGCAGCTAAAAGAACTAAAGTTATAGAAGGCCCATACGAATTTGTAATTATTAATTACGACGGTGTGGCAATTGTTAAAGACGATATTATAAAAGGTGGATTTGATTTAATTGTTATCGACGAAGCTAATGCATATAAGAGTCCGTCTACTACGCGTTGGAAGACCCTAGCTAAATTACTTAAACCTGAGACAAGACTATGGATGATGACAGGTACACCTGCGTCTCAATCGCCTGTTGATGCGTATGGATTAGCAAGACTTGTTTGTCCACAGAACGTACCTAAATTCTCTATGGCATGGCGCGATAAAGTTATGTATCAAGTTACACGATTTAAATGGGTTCCTAAACCTAATGCTAAGAACGAAGTATTCAAAGCGTTACAACCTGCTATTCGTTTTGCTAAGGCAGATTGTTTAGATTTACCTGACGTACTTTATACAACACGTGAGATTCCGCTCACACCACAAGTTCAGAAGTATTACAAAATGCTTAAAGAACAAATGATGATTGAAGCTGCCGGCGCACAGATTAGTGCAGTTAATGCTGCGGCGGGTTTAAATAAACTATTACAAATATCAGGTGGTGCTGTATATACAGATACTAAAGAAGTATTAGAGTTCGATGTTCAACCACGTCTTAATGCGTTAATGGAAGTTATAGACGAGACAGAACATAAAGTTATTATCTTCGTTCCTTATCGACACACCATTGAATTAGTGGCTAGGCATCTAGAAGACAAAGGCATTACTAATAAGATTATTCAAGGCGACGTATCAGCTACACAACGTGCTACCATAATAAACCAATTTCAAACAATGGAAGAGCCAAGAGTATTAGTGATTCAGCCACAATCTGCATCTCATGGTGTAACTTTAACTGCAGCTAACACAGTCGTATTTTGGTCTCCAGTGATGTCAGTTGAAACGTATTTACAATGTATTGCTCGTATGGATCGCGTAGGACAAGTAAACAAAATGACCGTAGTACATTTACAAGGTTCAGAAGTAGAGCGAAAGATGTATGCCATGTTACAAGGCAAAGTAGATTTACATACAAAATTAGTTGATCTTTATAGAGAGGAATTAGGAACATGAGATTAAATAAAGAAGCTAGAGAATATGTCTGGATGTTAAATTGGTGGACAAATTTTAAAGATAGAAAAGTACACCATGAAACAGTGCATGAATTCTGTGAGTCTTGGGGTCACGGGTACGTACGAATATTTTCAGCGGTAATTAGGAAAAAACCAAATAGATATTTAGAAGCTAATACTCGACCGTCAGGCGTTTATTGGAGAATTACAGATGCAGGAAAGAAGTTTATTAATAAGTATCTTAACGACCATTTAGAGGAGATTTTAACAAATGACTGAAGAATTAGAACAACCGGTACATGAAAGTCCAAAGCTAGACGAAATGGTTAAAGCATATATTGCCATTAGAACAGCTAGAGAAAACTTGTATAGGCAATACAAAACAAAAGATGGCGAGCTATCAGATGAATTAACACAGTTAGAACAAGCCATGTTAGCAGAATGCAATGCAATGAATGTAGAAAGTGTTCGTACTAATAATGGCACGATTACTAGAACAGTCAAAGAACAATTCTCATGTATTAATTGGGATGAGTTTAAAACTTATATTTTAGAGCACGGTGCTTTAGAGTTACTGCAACAACGTATTCACAATACTAATTTTGCAGAGCATATGGCAAACCATGAAGGTGAAGGTTTACCACCAGGTATTAATTCAGTAAGAGAGTTTAGTGTAGTTGTAAGAAAACCAACAAGTAAATAAGGAGAAGTATATGAGTATGGATTTAATTAGTCAGTTGCAACAAAATTCATTAGCATCACCTAATGGTCTTAATCAAGATACATTGGCAGTTGCGGGTCGTGCTAATAGTAGAAAGATTTCAACAGAAGGTCGTAAGTTCACGATGCTTGTGAATGGCAACGAGGTAGCATCATCACCTGTAAACGGGGAAATGGATATTATCTTTGTAAAGATGGCGCATACACCATGCAGAACTTTATATGATAGTACTTATACTCCTGGTAAAAAAGCTAAGATTATTTGCTGGGCAAGTGATGCTAGAACACCTGATGCTGATGTTAAGAATAAACAAGCTCCGGCATGTAATCAATGTCCGCATAGTATCAAAGGTGCTGCACAACAATGTAAGCTTACATGGAGAACTGCTGTAGTAACTCCTGCTAAACCTAAGGAATTGATCCAGTTAATTCTTTCACCTAAGTCATGTTTTGGTGACGAAGTTAATGGTGGTCGTCCGTTCCAAACGTATATTAGATACCTAGCTGCAAGTGGTATTAATAACAACGCTGCTGTGACTAAGATGTATTTTGATCCTGCGGCAACGTATCAGAAGTTATTATTTGCACCAAGCGCACCTGTGCCTCTTGAAGTAATTCCTGCATTAAACGAATTAGCTAATTCAGAAGAAGCTCAGAACTATGTCAAACTTTCTATCTATCAAGAGAAGGAAGAAGAAGATATGTTAGCTACACCAGTAGTTCCTAATGTAGCGCCAGCACAACCGGCACCTACACAGGCTGCGCCACAAGCTGATGTATCAGAACCTGTATTAAGAGAATCATCTGTTCAACAACCGCAGGCACCTAAAGCTGATGTAAGTAGTATCATCAACAAATGGTCTGCTAAATCATAAGGAGATAACATGGCACGTCCTTATAGTGAACAATTTTTAATTACCTTACAGAAAGCTGACCCAACAAGAATAGGAGTACAACTAGGTAAGGTTTGTGTAAAAGCAAATCTACCTACCACCTATGTAGCTGAGGCCTTCAATGTATCAAGAATGTCTATACATAGTTGGTTCAGGGGTCAATATGTAAGAGAAAAAAATTATGAAAGGATAACTAAATTTATAGAGTTAGTAAACAAAGGTCTTGACAAGGGTATGTTGCCTGCTGTAACGTCGACCGATGCTAAAGATTTTATTAGTTCTAAAGTTATCGATAAGATATAAAAACGTAGTAGAATAGAGATTCCTCCGTGGTATTTGAAAAAACGCAATTTATTGCGGAGGAGTACTGTTGACTAAAAAAATAGAAAGTCACTGCATATGATTAAAGAATTTTATAAGAAAGCATTGCCATCTACAGGCGTATATTGTGTAGCTACTATCGATCCGATAGCTAAGATCACTAAGCACAAATTCGTAGAAAACATAGATGAGTTAGAATCATTTGTTGAATCTAAGAAAAATACGAAGACTAATATCTTTGTAGCACTTAGTTCATTCAATGGTTATAGTCGTAAGGCAGAGGAAGCTAAAGCAGTTAAATCTTTCTTTGTAGATTTAGATGTCGGCGAAGGCAAAGGATATGAGTCTAAAGAAGACGCCCTTGATGCTATCGATAAATTTGTTTTAGATAATGAATTGCCACCTCCAGTGAGAATAGATTCAGGCGGTGGGGTTCACGCATACTGGTTATTTGACCAAGACGTACCTGCAGCAGAATGGAAACCCTACGCTGAGAAGTTTAAAAACTTTTGCCTAACACACGGTCTTAACATAGATCCTGTGGTCACAGCAGATTTAGCTAGGATTTTACGTTGTCCAAATACGTTTAATCAAAAAACAGATCCCCCAAGTCCTACTAAAGTATTGGGCACAGATATCCCAATGTACTCATTTGACGAGTTTAAAACTTTCTTAGGCGCTGTTGCACAAACGCATGACGATTTAATTGCAGCGTTACCTAAGACAGGACTAAGTGAAGATCAACGTAAGATGATGAAGTTGGATAATTTCCAAACTAAGTTTTCCGATATCGCAGTTAAGTCTTTAGAAGGTAAGGGATGTAATCAGATTAAGTTTATCTTAGAAAATGCAAAGACTTTACAAGAACCTATTTGGTATTCTGGGTTATCCATAGCACAACATTGTTCTGATCGTGACACAGCGATCCATATGATGTCAGAAGAGCATCCAGGCTATGACCGAGAAGCTACTAATAGAAAGGCCCAAGCTACACAAGATAAACCACACTCTTGCGATACTTTTAACAACGTTAATCCGGGCGGTTGCGAAGGGTGTCCGTTTAGAGGCAAGATTACAAATCCGTTAGCCATAGGTAAAGAACTACAGATGTCACAACCTGTCAGCGAGACGGTACTAGAAACTAAAACAGAAGTAGTTAACCAAACTACAAAAATTACAACCAAGCTCAATGGGTTACCACAAGAATTACAACCTTTTGTCTACGGTAAAAACGGAGGTATATATTACTTACCACCGCATGAATACGATGAAAATGGAGTACCGATCCCCAAAGATCCTATCATAGTTTCACTTTATGATATCTACCCAACGAAACGAATCTTTAGTGTTGCAGATGGAGAATGTCTGCTCATGAAGGCCATGTTACCAAACGACCCCGAAAGAGAATTCTTATTACCTATCAAGCATGTATATGCCATTGAGAAGTTTAAAGAAGCTATTGCAAGTAATGGCGTTTTATTTAATCCCGGAAACAAGGAGGTAGGATATCTTATGAACTACATAATTAAATGGGGACAATACTTAATGAACAAGTCAGCTGCAGATGTTATGCGGATGCAAATGGGATGGACACCAAACAGAGAATCGTTTGTCATTGGTGCGCTTGAATACACAAGAGATTTTAAAGATGTATCATCTCCGACTTCACCATTATGTCGAGGTATTGCTAAACACTTAGCCCCAGCAGGTAAGTACGAAGAATGGAAAGAAGCAGCTAATAAACTTAATAAACCAAGTTTAGAACTACATGCGTTTACAATGTTAGCAGGATTTGGTTCAGCACTCATGGACTATACATCTACATCAGGTGTGACAATCTGTTTAACAGGTGAATCAGGTGCAGCTAAGACAGGTGCTTTATATTCAGCACTAAGTGTATGGGGTAATCCAAAGGATCTATCTGTGTTAGATGCAACAGAAAATGGTATGACAGGCCGATACTTAGGTCTACATAATATTCCATTTGGCCTCGATGAGGTGGGTAATATATTACCTAAGACATTATCACAATTGATCCATAAGATTTCACAAGGTAAATCTAAGATCAGAATGCAAGCTTCAGTAAATGCAGAACGTGAACACGAGATGTCAGCATCGTTGATTGCAATCTTTACATCAAATCATTCTTTATACGATAAATTAACTACGTTGAAAAAAGATCCTAATGGTGAGGTAGCAAGACTTATTGAACTATCAGTAAGAAAGCCTGATGTATTTAGAGACGACGCAACACTTGGTCGTGAGATATTTGATTCATTTAGATTTAATCATGGATGGGCAGGACCAGAGTTTATCAAAGCTGTATACAAAACAGGTGAATTAGAAATTGGTAAGATGATTGATAAGTGGTGCGCTAAGTTTTCTAAAGACTTTGGCGATGATACATCATATCGCTTTTATCAAAACTTAGTTGCAGCTGCTATGACATCAGGTGAAATTACTAATGCGTCAGGTATTACACAGTTTGATCTTGATAGAATATATAAAAAGATTGTAACTGAAATGATTACTATTAAAGACAATGTAGTTAAGGTTAATAGTATTGATTATGAATCAGTGCTTTCAGATTATATTAATAAAAATCAAACTGGCATTCTAGCATTCAAAGACAATAAGATTACGATGGAACCACGTACTGCTTTTGTAATCCGCGTAGAAAATGACGAGCATACGATGTGGATTTCTAAAACTGAGTTTGATAAATACTTAAGTGAAATGTCAGTCAGTCGTAAGGAATTCTTATTCCAAATGAAAGAATCAGGTATTGAAGTAGATGCGGGATCTAATGTTAAGAAACGTATGAATGCAGGATGGAAAGATTTTGGTAAATCAGCTACCAGTGTTTATAAGATAAATTTAGCTACTCTTCCTGAAGCCTTATTAAAAGGATTAGACAGTGAGTCTCACTAAAGAACCTGAATGGATATTTCCGTTTGAAGCAATGAGTGTTGGGGATAGTTTCTTTGTCCCCACCTTAAAGCCTTCGCCTATTATTTACGCAATAGAAACAGGTGCTAAACGTGCAAAGGTAGTTGTTAAAGCTTATGTTACAGAAAAGGATGGATGTTTAGGTGTTAGAGCTTGGCGAATTAAATAGTTAGTCGCCGTATTCTTCGATGATTTGATTCTTAAGTTTCTTATTAAGATAAACACCGTCAACAGAGTTTTTAATTCTTTCTGTATGACCGCGATAGGATCTAGCTAATGTATCAGCAGAAATCTTATTACTTGGATATGACTCATTATATCCTGCAATCTTATCTTTAATTTCAGCTAACATATCGTCATCACCATTAGACTTAGCTAAGAAGTGTAAATCTAATAACGCTGTGCGTCTTGCCATAATAGCTTGTTCTGCCTTTTTCATAGATCCAGCTCGTGCATAAGCTTCTGATAACTCGGCATTATTAAATCCAAAGATTTGCATGAATGCACTATATGCACTTACGTCATCAACAATAGGTGCGCCGTTAGTTGTCTTAGCGCCTTCAGTTGCAAAGCGGAATGCTTTCATAGGATTACGCACAAACGATGGTGTAACAGTTTCAAGGCCTCTATATACTTGGCCTTCATTCATAAGTTTAATTGCCCGGCCTGGGTTCACAAATAAAGCTTGATAGGAAGGGCCAAAGAAATGTTCCATAAAGTACGGAGCAAATCCAACCTCTGCTAAACGTCTTGGGTCATCGTGCCACACCATACCATTGAAACCTGTTCTCGATGCTATATCGATATTCGTTAACGCATTGAGTGGGCCTTTGTAGCCAATGTCACCGATTGCTGATCGAACTGATTCATCAAAATCAAATGGTTCATCGTCATCACCAAACATAGCTGCAACCGCAGACGCAAACATGTTAGCCGCGCCATAAGTTGGTAAGCCTTGGAGTCCAGAGAATGCATAGGTCATACCTAGAATACCAGTCAATTGTTTTTGTGCAAGTCTCCTGTCTTCTACGCTAGCGCCTTTAAATGCTAAATAGAATAAGCGAGCCATGTTATATATCTGAGCTTGAGCAAAAGATTTAAATGTGAATGCAATCTTACCAATACCGTTTTGGAACATACGAGGACCCGCTTCAGATAAAGCATGGGAATGAGTACGAGTTGTCATATCAATAGCTTCATCAATTGCAGCTTGTTCAGATAAACCACTTTGTCTAGCTAAATTGAACGCAGCGATTAATGTCACTTCTCTATTCATTCTTTCAGAGTTTTGGAATATCCAACCTAGACCAGTTTCAATCTTAGCTCTTCTACCTGTAAATTCTTCAGTAGTTCTACGTCTCATTTCTGTAAGTTCATATCCTACACTGCGTCGAATAGCAGAACGACTTACTGCATTGTGGTACAAGTTATAATATTTATCGCCGGGTTTTAGATTAGCGCCAAAAGTAAAATCAGGTAAGAACTTACGATTGACATCTAAGCCGCCTTTAGTATATTGAGAGTATGCTTCTTTTAACATAGCACTTGCTTGTGACCAGCCATATTTACCGCCAAGCATAGGAAGTACTACCATAGGAACTTGAGTTAAGTTGACTACAGCAGAAGATACATTACCTGCAATATGCCACATATAACTAAACCAGCTGGCTCTTGAAGAGATACTGTCAGCTACAGGGTTGTCAAGAAATTTTCTTTGATCAATTAAGTTTTGAACGACTTGGGTTACAGGCACATTATCTTTTAAGTCTGGATGAGATAATCTATAATCAGCTTCGTTCTTTTTAACATCTGCCATAGCTTTATCAAGTAATGGTTTATATTCAAGATTAGAAACTTGATGTGCTAGTTTAGATCCTACATCTGCATATCCACCTACAACATCTTTAATATATCCCTCGATACCTTCACGAGTACGCATTTGTTGACGTAAGGATTCATCAGGGAATGTGTCTAGATAAGTTTTATAGACTTCATTAATTAAATTCTCTTTAGCTAAGATAGAATCCGGATCATTAATATCTGCGTCAATATTTTCATCTAGTAAATCAATAATACTTTTTGCAAATCCTAAAGGAGGCGTATCTTTATAGTTTAATTCTCTTGTGAGTAAACTAGTTGTTATGTCTTGGCCATTAGCTTTCTGCGCTTCTTTAACTGCAATAGCTAGTTCAGCAGGAGTTTCTTTATGAATTACAACACGCTCACCATCTTTATCAAAGTAAGCTAATCTGTAATTACCTTTACGTCTTAATGGTAAGTAGAATGAAATCTTTTCTTTTTCAAACCTATTTCTTAATTGATCCGCAATAGATTTACCAGCAAAGAGTTCTACTTGTTTAATCATAGTCTCTCTAGATTTGCCAAAAGCATCTGAGTATTCATATGCTAGATCGCGTAAAGGTTTATCTATATTATTCCATGCAGCTATTAATTGGTCATTCCAATTTTCTTGTTCATCTTTGCCTCTTCTAGGATCAATACGAAGCGCTGTTAATTTATGTGCAACATCGTTAAATTTATCTACAACTGGTTTAGGATAATTTTTAAGTAATTCAAAACCCCTAAATACTTTGTCATCAACTTGTTGTCGATATTGTTGTAATGCACCAGCACGTTTATTAATAATATCTAATAGATCATTAAGCGCCGGAAGTTCTTTACCAAATAAATCTGCTTGTTGAGGTAATGATAAGAATGAAAGACCAATAGCTCTAAGTCTATCTGGGATTGTAGAATAAACATTTCTTACATCTTGTGCTAATCTAGAGTTATATATAGGTGTAGCTTTAATAGTATCACCTACGGAGTCCATAACACCTTTAGAATTTTGTGGATCTACTGTATTAGTAGGACCTGCTTTAGCCATTTGAACTTCTGGCTTGGTAGTTATTTGTTGAGGCGTACCACGTTTTAATACAGTTCTGGTAGAGTGCAGAATCAAATCATGAAGATCTGCTGTAGTCATTTTGTTAGGATTATATAATCCAGCTTTAGTTAAAAAGTTTTTAACCGCACCAACAACTTTTCTCCACAATGTATTTTCTGGAGCTACTTCGCCTATCCGTGCAAGCACTTCTCGTGTATGTGCATCTGAACCTATTTGTAATTCTGGGTATTGTTGAGTAACATGGTCATGAGCTTCGGTAACAACCTTATCCATAGTATTAAGTTGTTTAACTTGGCGTAAGACTTGTTTATAAATATTTTTACCAAGCATGCCTTCTAACCCGTGGTGCTCTCCTACTTCATGTAACAAAGCACGTCTTGAGTTATCTTTAGTTAAACGGTTAGCTATAATATAAGACGTACCTTTTGAGTATGCCCCAATAGCATTAGGCGCTACATCTACTCCTAATTTAGAAAGCTCTTCAGCATTATTTACAACTTTTATAGTGCCTCTATTTTGAGCAGTTCTAATATTATTACCAAATTCATTAACAAGATGATCAATAATAGATTGAGCTGTTTCTTTTGTATCAGGTAATGTAACTGTTTCTGGGCTAGGTTGAGCTTTAACTATTTCTTGAGGAGTGATTTCAGAATCTTTAACGTCAGTAGGAACTTCAGCTGCATCTCTAATAGGTGCTGTATCTGTTATGTCTAATGGCTTGGCTTCAGTTAATTTAGTTTGAAGTGCTGCAATAATGTCATTAGGTGTTGTTTGTGGAGTAAGCTCAATTCCGTTTTCTTTTGCAATACGTCGAAGATTATTAGTCATCATAGCTGGTACACCACCAGCCTCGACTGAACGTATTAAATCTTGAGCGTCTTGAGTTAGTGTAGAGGGCTGTTGCGCTTCTCGTCCATCAGTTGGTTCAACATTAGTTGTAACCCCAGGAGCTCCAGCTCCGAGATCTTCTGTAGTTCCTGTGGGAAGTCCTGGCTCATTGGGTCGTCCAGGTACTTGAAGAGTTTCTCCAATTCCTGCGGTGTTAACTTCTCTAGTTCCGGTGATTGGAAGTCCATCTTGTGTCCTCATCTCCTGCACAGCAGGTTCTTTTTTAATTCCTACTATATCAGATTCAGGTGTAGGTTGTTCAGTTGTTGGCGTAGGTTGAGCTTGAGCTCTTTCACTTAATCTTTCAGGGATAGCTGCAGCAGTACCAAATGCACCACCGGCAATACCACCACGTATAGTAGATTCTAGTATGCGATTCCAGCCTTCAGAATTAAATAGTCCAGCATTCTTATTAACAAAGTTTTCTGCTTTTAAACTAATAGCTTCTTGTGCACCCTCAGTTAAACCTTCTAGTGCTATAGACTCCGGCACACTTGCTGTAATCTTACGAAGTAAACTTGGCTCCATGCCAGACTTTTCTAATACCTTTTCTATCAAGCCCATCTTAGCAGGCTTAGTTAGTTTATTCATAATTGCCGCAGGGAACGCAGAATCTAACGCAGCGCCGACTGAGCTAAATAACAAAGCTGCACTTGGTTCTAATTGACCAGAGGTGTCGTATATATTTTGAAATACTTCAGGAGCGTTTTGAGCATATGAACCTAGATAGACACCTAAGTTTTGACCGAGTGCTTGACGACTTGCTAATAATTCGGTAGCTTCTTTTGTACCGAGTCCAGCAGCTTCAGCCGCACCCATCGCAGCACGTCTACCTAGCATAGCGCCTACACCACCTGGTATTAACGCTGTTGCTAAATTAGGAATTTGTTCACCAACGGTTTCTACACCATACTTAAGTGCAGACATTGGGCCAGTTACTTCTTTATAGGATCGAACTTCAGGAGCAAATCTATTTTGAATTTCTTCTTGGGTTGCCGCAGCTTCTTCCATTTGGCGTTTAGCATAGTCATCAAAACCTAATGCGCTTGCACCAATTGCTGGGATAATATCACCGAATGCAGAACTTACTTGTTTACCGCCACGAATCACTGCACGTCTAGCAGCTTCACCTAATGATAAATCAGGTCTAAGTTCTTCATCTCTTTTTTGTCTAAAAGCAGGAACTTGTGTTTTGATTGCTTCGCTAATTTGATCCGGAGACATATCTTCCGGAAAGTCAATGACTCCAAATCCTGGTACGTTTACGCTTGGCATTTTAGAGTGGCATTATCTTTCCACTAGTCGCATCAAATGTATATCGTGCGCCAGTTGTGCCCATACCAGGTTTTCTAATTAAATTATTATAGACTTCGTTTTCAATAGCTCTTCTACCTTCAAGATATTTATTATGATTTCTAGTACCTGGTGTTGGAGCTTCATCACCTAATGTATTAATAAGTTGCTTCATTTTATCTTTGTATTCTTGTTGTTCAGGAACTAAAGGCCAAATCTTAGTAGCTCTTGCTGTAGCATCAGGTTGATCTTTTTGAGCCGCAGCAATTTCTTTACCACGTAAGTCAAACGTATTGTCGAGTAAATGGATTTGCATATCATTAGCCATCTTCTCTTTATTAAGTCTATCTTGTTGTTCGCGAGCTAACGCAGCATCACGACTATCAGCACCTTTAGATGCAATAGCAAGTTGTTCAGCGCGTTGAGATTTAGCCATATCAGCCATAAGACTGAATCGTTTATCTTCTAATGCAGCCATTTTATCTTTAGCGTCACCATAAGTTTTAACGCCTTCTAATGCACCGGCTGCAATATTTTGTAATGCATATGGAGACTTACCACCGGCCATAGAGAAGCCAGCTTGTGCTAATGCCATCCATGGTGCTTGTTCTGCTTGTTTAGCTGCAGCTGTATCCATAGATTCCATTCTTTTCATTAAAGCTTTTTGCATAGGATCTTCGCCTACAACATCTCTAAATTCTTTAGCATAATCAGCTAGGCTCTTAATACTTTCTTTTGCTGCACCACCTTTAGGTGCATATACATTTTTAATAGCAGCTTCTTTATCTTTAGCTAATTGCCTTTGTTTATCAATATCAGATTGAATATCAGCTTGAGTTTTTTGACCAGGTATATAACCGCCACCAGTAGGAACTTGTGCTGCAGGAGTACCTTGACCTTCAATTTGTTTCATACGATCAATATCTTGATAAGTACCTTTACCTGTATTAACTTTTTGACGAAGCATTAAGTATTCATCTGCAATATCAGTTCTAGGCATACCAGAAATAAACGGATTAGTTACTTCATTTCCAATACCTTTTTCTCTTGCTGCTCTATTTGTAGCTGACCAATCAAAATTTCTATTTAAAAAATCATTAATACCTGAATACCAAGGTAATGATTCTTGTACAGGGCCTCCTACTAAACCAGGATTAACATAGCCACCATCATCAAACGCTACGATACCACCAGCTGCCATACCTTGGCCACTGAACATTTGATCAGGTACAGGAAGACCTGCTACACCTGGTTCTGCTACAGGAGCTTGTGCAGGTTGTTGGATTGCCGCAATACCTTGTGGTTGTGGTGCTGCTAAATCTTCAGCTACAGTTGTCTTTTCTGGTTGAGCGGCTTGATATTTTTCACGCATTTCTTTTCTGCGTTGTAATTCTGATAATGCTAAATAACTAGGTACAGTGCCTGTAGGATTTTGAACATAACCAATAAGTGCGTCATCAGGCACACCTTTTAATTCATTTTGTAATTTAATAATGTTCATAGTTTATCCTTAACCTAAAGCTTTCATTAAACCAAGTCCAGCTAAACCTAAACCACCAATTTGAGATACAGTAGAAGGTGGTGGTGTATATTGAACTTGAGTTGACCCAAGAGCCGCTGCATTACCACGAAGAATATTACTGAGATATTCAAGTTGTTGTTTTTGGTAATTATTTTGTTCTTGGAACTGTTGATATTTAATATCGTCAATTTTTTGTTGGTAAGCTTGTTGTTCAGCACCCGTAGCTGCTTGTGCTTTTAATCTTTCTAGATCAGCAGTTTGTTGTGCTGCGGCTGCTGCTGCTTGTTTACCAGAAGCTTCAATACCAGTTGTAAGACCCGCAAGACCGATGTCTTTACCAAGTCCTGCTTGATATTGTTGTGCTTGTTGATTAAGTTGTTCAGCTTGTAAGCGTCTAGCTTGGTCAGCTTGGAATTGTTGTTGAGCATTTGTATATGCTTCTTGTTGACCACGAGCTCTAATATTAGCAATATTTTGTGCAGCACCTTTACCTTGTTCAGCTTGTAATAAAGCTTGACGTGCGCCACCAAATGTACCTCGACCAATAGCACCTAGTGCACCTGCAGACCTATCTAAATCTGCTTGTTTACGCGCTTCGGCTACAGCAATGTCAGTTACATTAGAAGCATAAGGCGACATATAAGCAGCAGCTGCGCCTGGTGTAAATGTACCCCCATAAGTTGTTGTGGGTGTATAACCAAATGCTTGAGAAAGTCCAGTACCCGCAGCACCGAAACCCATAGTTTGTCCTACACCAAGTCCTGTAGTAGCTGCACCAAAACCACCAGGTCTCGTCATACCTGCTACATCAGATTGAACTTTTAATTGTTCTGGAGTAAATCCTGCAATTCTTTCCCCAGTATAAGTAGGCATACCTTTAACGCCTGTAACAGTACCTGAGGCATCAGTCGTATAAACATTTTTACCTGTTTGTTTTAAAAGCTCTTCATAGTAGGGCTTTGCATATTCAGGTAAGTTAGTAGAATAAGAAGTAGAAGTTTGAGAGCCTCCACCACCAGAGTCACCACCGCCATAAAATGTAAATGCTTCTACTAGATTAGTAACCCAGTTAAACAAATTAAATAATTTCATAAATCTTTCTCCACAACGTATCTTACAGTATTAAAATTTGATTTGATTTTGTACAACCTTGCTTGCGCTTCTTGTGCCCATGCACTTACTTTTGTTGCACCTTGCATTCTAGCCCATGATTCTACTTGGTCGAATGTGTCTTTATTTACTATACCATTTCCACCTAATGCTGTAATAAACATCACTCGGTTATTAGGACGATTAGAAAACTCTACAGTCATCGCGCCATTAAGTATGCCTTTTTCATCAACAGATACTAATAATGTTTGTTCACCTCTAGCCAATATTAATTTTAATTGGTCTAAAGTAAAATCCCCGCCGCTTACATTAATAGAAGCATTTAAATATTCTTTTACATCTTCCCAAACATTATATATGTTATTGGGCGCTACGATTTGTACGATGTTCATGCAGGCATGTATTTACTAGGATTAATTTCTTTACCTTGTTTAGTATGACCTGTTCTAGCTTTTCTTACTTTGTCTAACATAGCATAAAGTCTCTTTGACCCTGCCTTAGATGAACCATTACCTAAATGACTTACAACATCTGCTGGTACTACGAATTCACCGTCTGCTAAACGTGCTGGCTGTTTACCTTCTATTGTAGCAGGTATTGAGTCAGACATACCATCACCAGCGCCATCTAAGTAACCGCCATGCGCATAACCTCTTGGTCTATATGAGGGTGCAACAAGAGCTTCTAATCTTTGTCTCTCTAAATCTCTCATCGCCATGGATCTTTGCATTTCTGGAGAAACACTATATGAAGGAACAGTAGGATTTCTTGTTGGTGCAGTAATACCATAACCTTGACTATTAGCGCCATATAAACCTGAAGGATTATTAGCTTGAGCCATTTGGAATGCTACTAAGTCAGCCGCGCTTTCTGCAGATAAATCGCCACTAGCTACATCGCCACCATCAGCAAATCCACGAGGTGCATTCATGCCAGCATAATATGTTGGGCCCATAGCAACTGACGGATTATAACTTGGTGCCATAGGTTGGCTAGGCGCAATCGAACCCAAACCTTGTGCTTGTTTTCCTTGGTCTGTAGGCTCAGTACCTTTCATTTGTTTTACGATAGCAGCTTCAATAGGATTCTTTGGTTGGTAGTTAGGATCGTTTCTTAAATTGTTTGCTACTTGGGCAACAATACTACCTTCTGAACTTGCTGTATCTGATAACGCTGACGCTGTATTTTGAACTTGGTTAGCTTGCATTGCTTGTCCTGCAGGAGGAGGCACAGTAGCACTTAGATTACCTAATCCCATACTTTGATCAATAGGTGTAATTTCATCTTGTAATTTCATAGCGTCACCACCATCAGCAAAACTTACCGGACCGCCCATTGCATAGCCTAAAGTCTTAGCATTATTTAATGCCTCTTGCCCAGCTAAAGTATTTAATCTACCAATACCATAACCGTCTTCTGAAATTGTTTCAGTGGCTTGACCTTCAGGTCTGTTATATAAATCGGAAATACCTCCACCTACTGAAGGATTAGATACTACTCCACCTACTGCATATCCATCAATATAGCCACCTTTAGCAACTAACCGAAGACCTGTATCATTACTTAAATTTAATGTAGCGTATGGATCGTATTTATCTTCTTTTGGCTTAATAGGATTACCATAAATATCAGAAGGTTCTAGTCCGCCTAATACAGCCCCACCTAATGGAAGACCTAATTTTTTCATGGCAGCACTATTACCACCTAATTGATCTATGAATGTTTCTCCAAATCCTGGAGTAGGTGAACTTGACATCGCTCCTGCAATAAGAGGGCTTTGGTTTGATAATGCACTATTACCTAAATTTCTAGCTTCACCTATTAATGTAGATCCGCCCGCAGTACCACTAGGCTGGGCTATAGAAGCGCCATAACCTTGGTCGAATACTGTTGGCTCCAAGAACTTAGAAGTAGGATCCATATTTATACCAGAAAAGTTTGATGTTTTAGGAATTGATTGTAGCGCATTTTTAGCAGCGTCTTGTGCTATAGGATCAGCTATATTAACACCTGAATTCTTCATCGCCCCAAAAATATTTGACGCAGCAGCATTAGTTCCTGCTGTACCCCCAGCAATACCACTACCAATTAAATTAGCACCACCTATTTCTCCTGTAGTGCCTATTGCACCTGGTCCTATACCCGATACAGCTGATTGTGCTGCAGGAGAAGCTATTGAAGCAGGGCTAGTAATAGCCATAGTTTTAGATAGGGCGTCACCGATACCCATACCTCCATAACCGCCTAGTCCCCCCATTAAAGCCCCCATCAATGGGTTCTTTTTATTAGTTACAGCTCCTGTTGCCGCTCCCGCTGCTATACCTGCCCATAAAGGGGCTGCACCAAATCCAAAAGCGCCACCTACTAAAGTAGGTAATAATGAACTAAAGAACCCGCCTAGACTAAACGCTTCTGGAAGGCCTGTATCTGGGTTAACAGTAAGTTTAGTGCCTTGTTTTTTTGCAAGATAATTAAGTCCTGCAACCTCGTGAGGACTCATATGAACGAGCATTGAGTCGCCGTTACGACCTAGAGAAGCTAAACCTTGAGCTGTGTGGGATGTTGTCATAATTGAAAGTCCTTAAATATGTGCTAATAATATCATGTTTCTAAGCCTTATACTACGGTTCCTGCAGCATTTATCCAATTACTTCCAGTCCACCAAATGGGTCTATTTATAGTAGTATCAAAATAAAACTGTCCTACTTGTAAACCTGTACTTGGACGAGCTGCTGTAATCCCTGCACTGGGTGTTGATAAAGTATTTACTGCGTCAATTGTTTGCCCGTTAGCTGCATCAAGCGTATTAAAATAAAGACGTTGTGCATTACTAAATGATTCTTGATATGTTTGGCTATACGCAATTGTAGGTATAGGTAAGTTAGGCGCTTTTGTTTTTATTATGTTAGCCATTAGTTTCTCGTTCCGTCTGGGCGTCCATCAACTCTAGGTAGGCCTAGTTGCCATTGTGTACCTACTGTATCTGAACTAATACTAAAATTCATTTGACGGCCACGGGCTCTAATAAATACTTGATTCGTATATTGATCTATTGTAGCAGTAGCAGTTACAATGGTAGCATCTGTTGTTTGACCTTCAGCATTTGTTGTAGAATTTGCAGCACCGGGGAAATTACGCACACCTACAGTAATATCAGCTTCGGGAACTATAGTAGCACCTGTTACTGGATTAGTAGTTTCAGACCCTCTGAAGTTGATATCTGGAATTACACGACGAATTAACATGTATTTATCACCGTCACTAATATCTATATCCGCTGACTGAATAAACGCAGTAATAGGAAGTGGAGGAGCGCCTAAAGGTTGACCATCATCTGTACCATTTTCCTGTTGATATACCCAGCCATCACCATTAATATCACTAGCTAATCCAATAGGGTTATTAAATACGCCAGAATCAATCCATGCAGTTCTTTCTAAATTGCCATAATACCAAATGTTCTCAAGATAATTAAATACAACATAACGATCAATCTCATCTGAGCCAGCTGAAGGATAGAACCAAATAATCTCTGTAAACTTATTGTTAACTCCTGCAAATATAAGCGCACTTTGTGTATAGTTAATATCAGTAAATATATATTGTCTTAATGTGCAAGGTAATGTATCTACACGACCAGAATAAGTATAGAATCTATCTCGGCCCATCCAATAAGTAATATTATTAGAACCTACAACGGCGTTAGCTCCAATGATAGATATGTTATGAGATAACTCTTGCAATCCAAATACTTCTGCCGTACCTAAATATTGAATAGAAGTAAGTGATGTATTAGTAAATACTAGTGTTTCTTGTCTGGTATTAATTGCACTAACAATTCGTGAGCCTGACTGTAGTCGTAAGAACCCAGAAGTATTAGTTAAAGTAGGTTGCCAATTTTCAGGCTCAGGACCAATATCAGGATCAACGTTAGACCAACGAATAAGTAATGGATCATAAGTACCTAAATAATCAGGTGGAGAAGCTATCGGATCATAATTAGTGCACCCTAATGCAAATAAGAAACCTTGTGGGGCAAATAAAATTTTACCTACTTTTTGAGGTACGGCTACAGCACCAGATACAGAACTTAATAATACAGCTCGTGTACCAAATGACGGGTCGAAAGCCCAGTAATAAATATCGCCACCTGCACCTGATACAGTATCGTACTGAGTATTAAATAGTAAATCATTATTAAACTTATCCATAAAAATAAGTCTAGCTGGCTGGAATACAGGAAGTGTAGAACCAGAACCCCAAGTATCACGACCCCATGTAGAAGTACCCCAACCATAACCTGCTGTAGTAATAGGATATCCTGCTGGCATATAAACAACCGCAGTGATTGCAGTACCACCTTGTGCTGTTGTTGTAGATGTTGCAGTAGTAGTCGCCTCAAATGTAAATACATTAGCATCTATAACTGTCACTTGCACTGTTGTATTCATTTCAGTAATTGGAATACCACCAATTTTTTGTGGAGATCCTGTACCTACAATACCACTAAATGTTACATAAGTTCCTGTTGTAGCACCATGTCCTGTAATAGTAACAGTTACAGTTTTAGAAGCATTAGTTGTACCTATACAATTATCTGTACTAGGTGTTGTTGAATGCGTATAAGTTGCATAGATAGGAGTAATATCATAAAGTGTTGTACCTGAACCTACATATACTCTTGAGTTAGTACCAATACCTATTAAGTTAGATCCATCAGTTGTAGACCAACTAAATATAGAACGGGCAGAATCTGTATAGGGTGTAATGTTAGATACAGTCCAACCGCCAAACTTTTCTGGGAACCCTGATCTAAATCGGACAAGCTGAGTTTCATACCATCCACCTTCAGAGGCGTAATTAGTCTGATCTCGATTAACTCCTGGTTTAAATACTAATTTACTTAGTGCCATTATTTACCTTCAAAGAGTGCTTTCTCATCCAATCTGCGAGTTTGCAGACCTTTCAGTATTTTACCGCTTGCACGACAATATTTTATTAATGATTCCATAGCTTTTTTCTTATCCCCACGAAGAAGCGCTTGACGGAGTGTTGATCGTTGAAATGTACCCAAGCCAAGATTAAAGGCAAAAGATACAAGGCAATCAAATTCACATTGTCGAAGAGGCACGTTAGGTAACATCTTAGATATTCCAAGCTCGAAGCGTCGTAAGTCTGATTTAAGAAGCCCATCTATTTCTTCTTCCGAAAAAGTTCTGTTATAAGAATCAGGCAACAATTTGCCATTCCCGATAAGGTGACCCACACCAACAGTCCACAAGTTTGCAGGGCAACGATAGGGACGACTACGCACGCCTTCGTGATGTTTAATAAGAGCGATGCCAGCTTTTGATACATTCACTTATTTCTTTTCCCAAGTTCTAGCTCCAAAATAGAAGCCAATAATAGAACCCACAATAGCCATTTCATCTGATGAAAATATAACATCCATAGACTCTCGACTAAACCCTACAGTTTGTACAGCCCAAATAAAACCTGCTACATCTACAAATATAAGTAGTCCTACAAAAGTGAAAGCAACAATAGGACGGACAGCTGCATTAAGAGTTCTAACCCATGGGGCTGCATCGTGAACCAATTTAGCATCATGTTCATAAAGTGCTTGTCTTTCTTGTGCGAATGTTTCTGCATAAGTACCCTCCAATTCAATAGCTGCTACTTTTTCTTGTGATTGAAAACCTTGTTGAGCCATAGCCATAGCTTGCTCGTTTTGTAATCTTGCCATTTCACGTTCATGAGCTTGATCTCCTTTTTGTTGAAAGAATCCTAATATGCTAGGTAAACCTGCAGTAGCAAAACCTAATATGGAGCTTAATATACTAAACATTATTTACCCTTTCTTTGCATATCATGTTCTTCTAAAATTCTAATACGTACATTAAGTTCGCCCATCTGCACTTTTAATTCTTCTTTTAATTTAGCTCTAGCTTCAGCAGATATAGGACTATCAGTTGGCACACCTTGTTCTGTAATAAGGTTAGGCATTTTAGATTTGATGCTGATGAGGTCTGCTTGTATAGACGCCATTGAAGTAAGTAACCAAGCAATAGCCGAGACTATCACTGGGAACAACATGCTTGTAATTTTTTCCATATTCATTATGATACTGCGCCATATATTCTAGAAGTATCACCTGATACCCAAGTTACTGAATTACCATTAAGGTTAACGGCTTTACCCCCGCTTCCACCAGAACCGCCTGTACCAGCGCCACTAGTAGAACCGCCAGAAGCTCCCCAGCCGCCTCCGCCAGCAGATGAGTAGAAAGGATTAGATGGAGGATTTCCTGCACCATTTGCTGATCCGCCAGCACCACCAGTATTACCGCCACCACCTTCACCACCACCACCTGCACCACCACCTTGTCCAGGAGCAAGAATAGATGAAGATGTTCCACCAGAACCTCCTGTACCAGGTAATATTCTACCACCACCACCACCAGCACCCCCACCAGGTTGGCCACTTGTACCTGAAGCTCCAGCACTGCCTGATGCACCTAGTCCACCACCAGCACCTCCAGTTACTGTCGTTCCAGCCTGATTATTGCCATCTCCGCCAGCACCTCCACCAGCACCGCCTCCACCTCCACCATTGACTACTGAAGATGATATCCAAGCAGCTCCACCACCTCCACCACCAGCTATGAAAGCCCCGCCATTAGTATTATTAATTGTAGCACTTATGGGTATATTAAGAGCAGGTCCCCCAGGGTTACCATTTCCTGTTGCAGCCGGATAACTAGCACCTTGACCGCCTTGGCCTATAATAAATCCGTTATTTACTATAGTAAGTGTGTCGCCTGCTGTGCCGCCAGTTAAATTCATACCGTAGCCAGCGGTAGTTGTTGAATATACGTACACTCCGCTATTTACAGTAATAGTAATATCTGAAATAGTAGCAATATATCCGGATATAGTAGATATATCTAATGAGTAATTAGCTGTATTAGAAGCTAAAGTAACAGAAAGTGGTATTCTTGTTTGAGAAGATGCGATTAGTGCTTGCAATAAAGACATTATGTTAGTCCTGCACCTGAACAAACAAAAGTTGGAGTTGCGCCTCCTACAATACATAATAAAGTAGCTACACCATATTGAGCTAATGTCCTATTTCCTGTTGCAGCTGTGCCGCCGAGTCTTAATGTAACACTAGTACCTTGTGTAATTGTTTGTGATGAGCCTGAGTTATTAAATATAGAAACTAAATCCCCCGCACTAAATATTGATGCATTAACTGTTACCCCGCCAGTAGTGATAGATATTGTTTGTCCAGCATCAGTAGAAGTTAGTACATATGCAGATGTTTTTGACTGAATAGGCGCTGATCTAACATCACCTTTAGAATCTGATATTGACCCTGAAGCACTTATTGTTGCTGCACTTAAAGTTCCTGTAAATGTAGGAGATGCTGATAAAACTGTACTGCCTGTTCCTGTTGAAGAAGTAACGCCTGTACCACCGTTGGCTACTGGAAGAGTTCCTGTTACGCCTGTTGTTAGTGGAAGACCTGTACAACTTGTAAGTGTACCTGATTGCGGAGTTCCTAAAATAGGTGTGACTAAAGTAGGTGATGTTGAAAGAACAGTATTACCTGTACCTGTTGATGTTGTAACACCTGTACCGCCGTTTACTACTGGAAGTACTGTACCCGCACCTAAAGCTGTAATAACATCTACTACGTTTGACCCTGTATTAAATACAATCATCGATTTACCAGCAGGCACAGCTACACCGGTACCGGTTGAGTTCTTAACTGTAATATTATAAGCTAAAGTGTTATTAACAATGTATTGCTTTTCAATCGCTGGGACAATTAAGTTTTGAACAGCTGATACAGTACCTATTAAATTTAAACGTAAGTTACGAGCCGTTTGAGAAGTATTAGTATTAGTAAAGGTTAAAGTAACGTCAGCACTTGAGAAAGAAACATCAGCTGTACCTGTGATTGCTTCTTCAATCGCCGTACCTAAATTAGTATTTGTAGTAGTACCCCAGGTACCCGACTGGTCGCCTGTACCAATAAGTTCTATTTTAAGTGGTGAATAGGTGCTTGCCATAATAAATCCTTTATTTTAGTTATTCGTATTATACCTTAACTACAAGGCTGTGATGTATCAATTGTGTCCCAACCAGGTGTTTGAGCATTGTTTATATCTACCCATACGCCACTAGGAGTTGTTATTGCAGTCCATCCAGCAAACTGACTATCATCAATTCTAAACCAACCGTTATAACATAATACATCTAGTAAAGTGATTGCCTCAGTAATACTTTGTAAGTAATTAGATTGTTGGGTAGACAAATCATTCATGTTTACATTTTCTACATCTACTACTACAAACTGAGCTGATATAGATTGATTTGAAATAACTGATGTAATAGGTTCAGAAATCGTAAATGTAAATATATTAGTTGCTGTCGCTGCATCAGCTATTGTTACTGCCTCAGCCTTATTAACCACAAATTGAGCTGTAATACTATTTAGATCTGCTACATCTATATTTTCAGTTCTAGACACTGCAAACTGCGCTGTAATACTTGGTGTATCATTTAAATTTACATTTTCAGTTCTACTTGTATCAAACTGAGCACTTATAGTTCTTACATCATTTAAATCTGCGTTTTCTGTAATAGAATCTAAAGCTGCAAAATATGTTACAAGGTCTTCATTAACTTCTATATTCTCAGTAACACTTTGTGCAAATCCTGCTGTTATTTCTTGTGCGTTATCTAACGTTTGGTCTTCTGTAATGTCTTGTAAGAAATCAAATGCTTGAGTGTTTGTGTCATCTACCCCTATAAGCTCATTAATGGTCTGAATAAAAATACCGCCAAATGAACTTAAATCACCCATCAACACATTTTCAGTAATACTTTGTGTAAAACTCCATACCTGAGTATTTGCATCGGCTAAATTAATATTTTCAGTTACATCCGCAAAAAACGCTGCTCCGCCTGTAGACGGTAAAGAAGCAAAAGGTACTTGAGCAAACGCAGAATTACCAAACATTAATTGTCCCTATTATCCTTCTGCTGTAGGTTCTACGGCTGGTTCAACAATAGGTTCAACAATAGGTTCTACTACTGGCTCTATTACTGGAACTAAAGTAGGATTTGCAGAAACTTCTACATTAATATTAACATCAAATAAATTAATTTTTGACCAAGTTACATCACCATTTTCATTCGTAATACATTTATTAACCGTAAAAGGTTGACTATTAAACATATTTTTTATAGCACTTTCAAATGCTTGTCTAGCTTCTTCGATTGTTAAATCTGTTTTATATGTCCCTAATGAGGGATCGAGCACTGCGTATTTTTCTTCCATGATTATATTTCCTATTTGTTAATTAAGATACTGTACCATAAACTCTTGTAGTGTCTCCAGATGTCCAAGTAACTGTATTACCGTTCAGATTAACTGCTTTACCACCAGCACCACCCGCAGCTTGTCCAGAAGCTCCACCAGTAGCGCCCCAACCACCACCGCCACCAGATGAATATATGCCAGCACTAGGGCCACCACCAGCAGCAGAACCTGATCCTCCAGCACCACCTCTATTACCACCACCACCTTCGCCACCGCCACCAGCTCCACCACCTTGTCCAGGAGCAAGTACGGTCGTAGATGTACCACCGGAACCACCTACACCCGGTAAGATTCTACCTCCGCCACCACCAGCACCGCTACCTGGCACGCCGCCAGTTCCTGCACCGCCAACGCTTCCAGAAGCACCAATGCCGCCACCAGCGCCTCCAGTAGATGCAGTACCAGAACCACCTTGACCACCACCAGCACCGCCACCGCCACCGCCGTTAACTGTAGTAGTTTGTCTCCAAGCGCCACCGCCACCGCCACCGCCAGCTATATAAGCTGCAGCATTAGTATTATTAATTGTAGCAGATATAGGTAAATTAAGTGCGGGTCCACCAACGTTACCTACTCCTGTTGCAGCAGGATAACTAGCACCTTGACCACCTTGGCCAAGAATAAATCCATTGTTAACTATAGTAAGGGAGTCACCTGTAGTTCCACCTGTCAGATTCATACCGTAGCCAGCGGTAGTTGTTGAATATATATACACACCACTATTTACGGTAATAGTAATATCTGAAGCACCTGATCTATAATTAGATATTGTAGATAAATTTAATGAGTAATTAGCTGTATTAGAAGCTAAAGTAACAGAAAGCGAAATTCTATAAGACGTACCATAAAAATTTGTAGGCATAATAATAGTACCGCTTGGAACACCTGCTAAAAGTCTTACGTTAGCATCATTTAAACTTACGGTTGCCGTAGCTGATTGCCCTACTTCAAGGTTAATAGACTGTCCTGTTGTAGCTCCACCCAAACTAATTGGGCCTGACGCGTTCATTGTCATAGCTATTTACCCTTCTTTAACTCTTCTACTTCCGCTTTTAATTCTTTTATAGCTGCAAAAGCTAGCGCTACTAATTTTGGATAATCTACAGCTAAAGACCCATCATCACGAGTTCTAACTAATTCTGGCATAGCTTTTTCTACATCTTGTGCAATAACACCAGCATCTGATTTACGCAAGAAGTAATCATGTTCACCACCCATTGACTCTATATATTCAGCAGACCAATCAAATAATTTACCACCAATCAGTTCAACTTTTTGTAATGCATCAGGAATATCTCTAACATTTTCTTTAAACTTAATATCTGATGCTGCAAAAGCTGTAATATTATTAGAAGCCCAAATTGCGCCATCTGTTGTATTCGCAGTTACAGAACCTACTGAGAATGATCCACGTACAATTGTAGATCCAGTAACAGAAGATCCTATATTAATTGTTGTAACTGATCCCGTAGTACCGCCCGTACCGATATTAATTGCTTTAGTACCGGTTGTTGTTACGGCAGTATTTATATTAGTAGTTGAAGATAAACCTGTAGCTGTAGAACCAATAGTTAATGCAGTAGAGCTCGCAAATGCGCCGAATGTAGCCCCGCCATCAATAGATGTTGTAACAGTTGGAGTTGTTAACGCTGGAGATGTAGCTAAGGCTACTACAGTACCAGAACCCGTAGTTGTATATGATGTGCCCCAAGCAGAACCTGTTGAATTTGCAATACCAGCACCAGGATATAAAGTGCTAATCCATGAAGAAGTTGAGGTAGAATAAGCTTCTATTGAATTTAAAGTAGTATTAAACCCAGCCTGACCATTAATAGGAGACGCAGGCCTTCCCGCCGTTGTCCATGTAGGCAAAGATAATCCTGTGTTAGTTGCAAAAGCTGCTAAGTTTACCGCATTCGTCATTTTAGTTCCCCGTTAAATTCTTCCCAGCTTATTGTTAATTCATTCCACACATAAAATTTATCTTGGTCTGGTTTAGAAATTGGTGCTTCCCATACATAAGTTGTTTCATTTAATATCCATGAATTATATGGTTTTGGTGCAATAAATGCATCCAGTTCTTTACTGTAAGTTCCACCAACACAAGCATAATTTTTTCTAAAATTAGCATTATATGATGTTTGTATCCATTTTGTATCTTGTCCAAATAAAGACTCACAAAAGTCTATACCTTTTTGTTCTATTTCATCACCGTCTTGATTTAGTAATTCATTGTTATTAACAACAATTACTTGTATCACTATATTGTTATTATCTAATTGTGCGAAGTGAGCCATAATTAAAAAGTAATACTTCCTGATCCTGTAAATGTATAAATTTTATATCCGCCTGTATTAGTAAATGTAGGTGAACCTGTAGTAGATGCTGCATCAGAATAACTATTTGCATATCTGATGACTACTATACCAGATCCTCCAGCACCGCCAGCACCTGTAGAATATCCTCCACCGCCACCGCCACCGCCTGTATTTGTTGTACCTTGTCCACCTGCAGCATTATCAGTACTTGTTCCGTTTCCTCCGCCACCAGCGCCACCTAATCCAAAAGTATTGCCAGCATAAGAACTTGCGCCTCCACCACCAGCATAAGTAACTGATGACCCTGTAATTGAAGATGCAGTACCCGCTCCTCCGTTACCACCAGTATTTCCTGATCCATTTGCACCTACGGCACTTGCACCACCCCCGCCGCCACCACCCCAGCCTATGCTAACTTGGTCACCACCTTTATTCCCTTGTCCAGCAGTGCCAGCACCACCTGTTTTTGAAGCAGTATCCGCAGGAGAAGCGCCACCGCCTGAACCCCCGGGATTTCCAGCTAATCCAGATGCACCTGATTGTCGGCTTGCTCCGCCACCACCGCCTAAAGCAGTTATTGAACCAAATACAGAATTATTACCTGTGCCGCCCCAAGTGGCTGTGCTATCTACAGCACCTGTTCCACCAGTTCCGCCACCACCTACTGTAACTGTAATTGGTGATCCTGGAGTAACTGCATATCCTGTTGCTGTTAAATAACCTCCAGCACCGCCACCACCTGAAAATATAGCACCTCCTCCACCACCAGCAACAACAAGATATTCTACAGCGCTAACTTTAGGAATACTTCCAGTAAAGAAAAAGTTTCTTGCTGCAAACATTATGGGGTATAACCTTGAGTGTATGAACCATACCAATTTGTACCATCTGATACAAAAGATAATATATCCATTTTACCGGCAGTTGCTGTAATCGTTGGTGCTCCACCAGAATTCCATTTAACAGAAGTAAATGTTGCTGTACCGTTACCTGTTGCAGCAGCTTGTTTTAATAGTAATATAAATGATTTACCAGCAGTAGCTGTTGGCATAGTAAATGTACACGCAGTCGAGGCTGTTAGTGTTGCTGTTTGAACTGTACCATTTGTTAGTGATAATGTATTAGATGTTGTTACTGTTCCAATAGATACTACACTTTCAGTATAGTTTGTAAGTGTAGGGTTATTAAGTGTAGGTGATGTTCCAAACACTAATGAACCACTACCTGTTTCGTCAGTAACAGCACTAGCTAAATTAGAACTAGATGGAGTTCCTAAAAAGGTTGCAACACCTGTGCCTAAACTTGTAATGCCTGTACCGCCATTAGCAACTGGAAGTGTGCCTGTTACGCCTGATGTTAATGAAAGGCCTGTACAATTAGTTAAAGTTCCTGATGTAGGTGTGCCTAAAATTGGAGTTACTAAAGTAGGAGATGTAGAAAGAACAACATTCCCTGTGCCTGTTGATGTTGTAACACCAGTACCACCATTAGCTACAGCTAAAGTTCCACCTAATGTAATAGCTCCTGATCCTGAAGTTGGAGTAAGTCCTGTTGTACCCGTACTAAATGAAGTGACCCCTGTGCCTAAACTCAATGCGCTATACGCAACTGTTTCAACAGTATCCCCAACATTGGCGCCTGTATTAAGGACAATAGATGTTCCGTTTGTAGCTGTGTAATCTGTAACAGCAAGTTTTGAGCCGTTTCTAAATACATCAATATAGCCAACTGTATAAGATACTGTGAATGTTGTTTGCCCAGCAGTTGCTGTAAAAGTTGATGTAGTTCTTGTTGTTGCTGCTGTACTCGCTGCCCATGAAGGAACGCCTGAAGCCAACGTAAGTATTTGGCCGTTACTACCTACACCCAATTTACTTAATGTGTTCGTAGCTGAGGCATAAATAATATCACCAGTTGTATAAGTACTGAAGCTTGTACCGCCTGAAGCCGCTGGTAATGTACCTGTAGTTAAAGCACTTGTTGATGTCGCGTATAACGCGCCACCTGATGTAAAACTTGTTAAATTTGTACCACCATTAGCTGTAGGTAGTGTGCCAGATACATGCGTAGTTAAACCAATCTTACCCCATGACGGTGCTGTAGTAACACCGCCTGAAATTAAAGCATTACCTGTTGCTACATCTGCTAATTTATTTAAAGTGTTTGTAGCTGAGGCGTAAATAATATCGCCTGTTGTATAAGCAGATAGTCCTGTACCACCTGAAGTTGCTGGTAATGTGCCTGTAGTTAAAGCACTTGTTGATGTTGCGTATAAAGCACCGCCTGATGTAAAGCTTGTTAAATTAGTACCACCATAACCTGTGCCTAATGTACCTGCTAAAGTAATAGCCCCCGTAGTTGCACTATTTGGAGTTAAGCCTGTAGAACCCGCACTAAATGAACTAACTAAAGAACTTGATATTGTTCCCCATGATGGAGCTGCGCCTGTATTACCTATTAAAACTTGTCCTGTAGTACCTGCTGCTGTCGCACCTAATGCAGATGTACCGTTACCATATAAAACACCATTAGCTGTGAATGTAGTAGCTGCTGTACCACCAGCTTGAATAGGTAATGTGCCCGCTGCTAAAGCTGAACTTGATGTAGAATAAATAGCGTTGTTAGCTGCAGCAAAAGTAGTAAGTCCAGTACCGCCATAACCTGTAGCTATTGTAGTACCATTCCAAACCGCATTAGTAATTGCTGCATTACCAAAATTAGCTGTTGTAAGATTAAAGTCGTATGATGCTGGAAGAAACGAGTGCGTGTTCCAACTACCTGCAACGGTGCTATTATTATATAGATATACAAAACTTGCAGCACCACCAGGTATTGTCTCAATAGGTCCTGATGCATTATCAACAACAGTTAAAGCCCCTGAGGAATTATTATCAAAAATAAATGTAGTGCCAACTAATAAGGTTGTGGCGTCGGGCAATTTAAATGTTTGTGTTGTAGACCCAACTAGATTTTGGTAATAATTAGAATCTGCTGTTAAAACTGTAGTACCAGCTGCTGAGGTAACCGCTGTATAACCAGGCACAAATTTACTAGCTGCTATATTCTTGATACCCGGATTTCCAAACGTGCCTAATGAAACACCACCATTATTATAGATAGTCATTGCATCAGTTGTATTGCTATTAGTTACAAAGTGAATGCTGTAAGCACCATATGTACCAAGTGTTAAATCAGTAGAAGCGGATGCTACGTAAGATGCCCCTGCAATATTAAATGAGCCTGTACCAACAAAGGTAGAAGAGTTAATACCTAGTTCTGCATAATTAGACCCTGAAGTACCGGCGTCATTAGATACATTGAAGTTAGTGGATGCGTTTGTAGCAGTACTTTTATTTTGAACAACAACTTGGTTATAACCTGCAACAGTAGACGCAAAAGAACCAATAATGCCTGTATCAGAATACCCAAGTACTTCACCAATAGTTGCGACGCCATCAGCATCATAATTAATAGATTTTTCAGCGGGGTAAGTACAAAATACAGAAGAAGTATTACCGACTAAAGTAATAGGAGATGTAGTACCAGAAGAGTTTGATAAAACTGTAGTACGAGCTAGTGTGCCTGCTCCAACCGTACCAATACCCACTTCCCAAGTAAAATCTGTACCGTCATATATGGTATAAAAAGTAGTATTACCGTTACCAATAGCAGTAGAAAAGTCTTGGAACCCTGGTACTGCACCAGAAAGCGTGAGTGTGCCGGTACCACTAGTCGTGGAAGTTTCCTGTACCCGATCCTTGACTACAAGAGCCATTTAAGACTCCTTAGCTTGTCGCAGTTGTTGAGTATGTAACGCTTACTGTATCGCCAGCTGTTGTAGTTTTAGCTACTGCAAATGCGCCTGCAGAATATAAAACACCGCCAGTATTACTTTGTGTATTTACTGCTCCAGAACCTGTAACTAAGAAACATCCACTTACTATACCACCTGCACCTGTAATAGTGTAAGTGATTGCAGAAGCTGCACATGTTGTTACATTAGTTGGAGTTGATCCTGCTGATGTTGCGGCACTAAATGTAGCTGTTCCGCGTACTGCTGATGCACCTACTGTATAGTTAGTAAATTCTGTCCAACCAGCATGTGATGTCATGGTATCAGAACCTGTACCAAATGTTGGTGTAGCGCCACCAATTAAACCTAGAAATGGTCCAACAGTTGTGTATGTTGATGGAGATGTAGTACGAAGTAATGTATTGAACATTAACTCTTTACCTACTGCATTGACTAAATTAGGAAACGATTCTTCCCATTTTAAACTGCCCTCTGCGTCTCGACATTCAACGCGGTAAAAACCTTCAATGCCTACTGTTTCATTAGCAGCTGCTCCAGCATTTAAACTGATAGTAGCTTGATCGCCAAATCCGCCTGATTCTTTTTGATTCATAATAACTCCTTTAGTTAATTCTTAATACAGCAGTGGTCGAAGTTGCTGCGGGAAACTCTATTGTAAATGTTGTAGTGGCTGTTTTTTCCCCACCGAAATTTAGTACTGCGACTGATGCATTTGTAGTGCTATTATATATCAAAGCGCCAGCTGCGGTAAAGTTTGCAGGGCTCCAAGTCACATTAGCAAACGTAACATAAGCCGTGTTATTACTGGGATCACTACCTATTGTAGGAGATAATGTTTTTCCCCCAGCTGTATAGCCTGTACCTGTAATTTCGTCTTGCGTTGTATACTCAGTTGTTTCACTGTTTAAAGTAGATACCGCGTTATACAAAGCTATTTTATATGTATATGGTGACCCCGCATCAAAATTAACTAAACCTTGTAATAAGTTTAGTTTAAACGTAGTGGTCTGTGCTTGTCCTAAAATCATGTTCTAACCGGAACCCTAACTTGTCCAGAACGATAAGCATCTTGTCTATTCTTACCATCACCAAGTTGAATAAGTAATTGCATAGCATCGTCGTAGCGTTTTTGGTATTCAGCCATAACATCTGCTTCACCCTTCATGTAAGTGTAAGCTTCTAATAAAGAACCATATAAAAGAACGGAACTAAAGTTATCACCTAACCAAGTTTGGCCGCCTACTACTGTAGTAATAGACTCTGGATAATAAAAATAATGTAGTTCAACATCGTATGACGCATCAGGTGTAGGGCCTACTATAAACGCTGAATTATCAAATACCGCATAGTATTCAGGCTCCCCGTAAAAATCTGAATCCGTGTCTGGAAACGATTGCCTAATAAAATTCACGTCTTTATTTAATAAATATAAATATTCATTGTCTGCATTAATAACCGCCAAACTAAACGTAGCTAACCAATTACTTGGTATTGCTAAATATTTATTACCCGCAGTTAATGTTCCTGTTACATTTTTACGAAGCGCAGGAAGATGTACTGAGTTGTATATACGTTGTTCAGCTTGAGTTATAAATGTATCTATATCTACGGTTTGAAACGTATTCTCAGTATAACTTTGTATTTCATTAACTAACTGGGTGTAATTCATTTATTACGCCATCGGGCCTCTAGACTTAATGCCTTTAGTAGCTGCACCATAACCGCGCATAGTAATACCTTCAGTCTTAGCAGGGCGAGTAGGATCACCTACGCTTACACGTTGTACGCCTGTTCGCTTACTAATTTCTTGTGATCTTAATGTATTAGGATCTTGACTGAAATGAATGTCTGTACTATTTGGGTTAGGCATTGGTTGTTTATAAATACCAATATCGTTACCGCCGCCTGATGGATATTTAAATCCTGTTAAATCACTAGCGTCTTTATTATCAGTCGCGTGACCTAATGGATAAGATTCCGCTGGTGTTGGTTTTGGAAAGTCGTTTTTAGCCATTTTATTATCCCCTTTTTTGTGCTGCAACTTTAGCCATGCCACGACCCATTTTTTTCATGTCAGTATTTAATTTACCGACAGTGTTTTTAGCTGGACCGTTTTGAATAGCTACTGTAGCGCCGTCATCACCTAAATTTTTACCTTTGGTTTTACCTTGTTTAGTAATTCCGTCAGCTGCTTTTCTGAATGCCATGTTACTTCTCCTTATGTTGTTGATACTGTTACTGTGCCTACGTTACCTATTCCTACTAGATCATTAGGCGTTAATCCAGCATCGTTTGCTCTTGATCCACCTACAGG